CATTTTTGGAAAAACATTGAGCCTTACCAACAATGGTTACGAGATCTTTGTAATCTCGGTCCGGGTTAGTTAAGCAAGGTGAAATATATTTCCAGTGCGCTGCACAACTAGCCAAACCCAAAATCGCCAATAGGAATAGTAATTGTCGTAGTTGTATCATCTAAGCTGTTATAAATTTCTAAAGTTATTGTAGACCCGTCTGAGGTCCAGGTTATTATATTATCAAATAAAGTAAAAGAACCTTCCGTTGCTGGGTTTTCTCCAAACAATTGTTCTACTATTTGTCTGCTTATTTGAGCAAAAATGCGCGACTCAAGGTTTTTAGTAAATCTACTTATAACAGAATTTTCTTCATCTCTTTTTCTTTGTTCTTCCAAGGCCCGAAGATCTGCAAGAAGTTGTTCTTTCCGGGTGAACTCTTGGTTCTCAATAGTCATATAATGCGCGGATGTTCCAATACCGCTAAAACTAGGAGACTTAAATTGAAATTTTATTTCATCTGCTTGTAAATTATTTACACAAAAAAGTGTAATTAGTAAGGTCCAATTAATCTTTTCGTTGGTCATCTCTTTCTGCTTTTGCAATTTTATTAGTATCTATTAAATTTGGAACACCTAACATTGTTTTTAACAATGTGTCTTGTCTTATTATTTCGTTGTCGACAGATCTAACCCGATCTATAAGAGCAACTAAAATACTATGTTGAGCCGCAATCTTAGATTGCAAACGTTCTTCCATTGCATCTATTTTAGCATTAATTGACTCATCGGTTGTTGAGATAGCGGTTTCTATACCACCCATAATTTTATTAAGTAATTTATTAAGCAACCAACCCAACCCAATAAGGCCAGTTACAGGCACCCCAACCTCATTTATAAGCTGTATAACTGTTTCCATTTATCACCACTTAACTTTGTCAGCCCACCAGGCAGCAGACATTTTACCTTTTGCAATATTTTTTCTATGCCTTGCTTTGAAAGATTTTCTTTTAGCTTTCATCCTAGCAGACTCGCCTTTTTTGGGTTTACCGGATGTGCCTTTTAGAGTGCCAACCTTTTTACCTTGTTGTCCAAATCTAATCGTTTTAATTTTGTCACCTTCTTTGGCAACAACTACATGAGATTTTGTTGGGTGTTTTGGCGTTCTTTTAGGTTTATTGTAACCGCTTACTCCAACTCTCGCTAATCTTGGATCTTTTTTTTTCGCCATATTTATTCAGGATAAGGTCTGTTCTCTATATATATAATATCCATAGCAGCAGATATTGCAATATTGGCACCTGAACTGTCGCCTATACATCTAAATTCTAAATCAGTTTTTTCTTCAAACTTGAGGGGTGTGTCGTATCGTTGATGGTGTGAGCTTTCAGCTTTTACAAATTTATCTTTGACTTGAAAAACACCACCATTTTCTCTAGCAACAAAAGTAACTGTTGCATATTTATTATTTTGTGTTGTCGCAGCAGTAACATCTGTTTGTGTTACAAAAGCGGTATAACCCCTTGGTACTGTCCACAAAGCCATTAGAGTTTGATTATCTCCAATAGCTATTGTTGCGTACTTATTGCTAGGTACACCACTGGTGGGGGACGCTTCATCGCCAACGTAAATTACTCCAGCGTTTTGACCGCCACTTCCTGCTGTATTAACAGTCACCCTGTTAACTCTAATCCAATTAGAGGCGCTTCCTAATTGCACACCGTTTTGCCCATCTAAATCGACAGTAACCGATACCTCGTCGTAATTAGCATCTAAGCCTGAAACAGTAGCGGTTCTTGCGCCTGTTCCCGCCGCATCGTCTGCGGTTGATGAGCTAGATATGTAAAGAGTAGTAGCTGAACTTAGGTAAGAATACAGACCACCCTGGGCCCATATAGTCTCTAAAGAGTCATCAATATCCGGGTTAAAACCAAACTTAAATATACTTTTATGAAAAGCAATTTGTCCTCTTGCAACCTGAAGCTCAAAGGGTTCAGAAGTCCCAACTCTTGAAATTGATGAAACTTCTTGTGTCATTTTTTATGAATGAAAAACAGTTACACGATCTATATTAGATAAAGTTGCATGAACGCCGTTTTCAAACAAAACGCCTGAGTCAGGAATATTTAAGGTTTCGGTATCGTTGGCGTTACAAGGAGCAATAAATATTGTGTCTCCTGAAGCAGAGCCATTTCTAAAAGTTACGGTTCCATCAGCAGCGCCGCCTGCTATTACATATCCCCTGAGTCTTGATCTATGGGACGTTAATGCAACACCACCAGTTGCAGTGCTGGTGGTGCTAGCTGTTTTTACATCAGATCCAGTAATTTTGCTGAATGACATTTATCTCTCTATTAAAACATTAACATAATCTATGGTCATAGTTTTTGCTGCTGCCGCACCATTTTGTATACCAAAAGATACTGTTAATTCTTCATCATCAGGAAGATTTGTGTTTACAACACCAACTGGCTCGCCGTTATTTATTGAGTAATAAACCTTTGAAGCATCCGGATCTATATACCAGGCTACAGTTACAAAAGTATCGTCTTCCATAGTGTGAACGGCTGTTGTATCTGTTGATGTGCTATCTTTTTCAACGATAAAGTCTAAATTGGTATCACCATCGTCTTTGATAAAGAAAACTCCATCTGAGACTGCAAGTGGTGATGTGTCTGTTATTTGTAGACCCATCACAAAATCAGATTGTGTTGCATCAGAAACTTTAAATCTAGCTGAGAAATATGCTCTTTTGCTTGATGATAATTTAAATGACTCTCCTTTTAGATTAAAAAAGTCAGCATCGTTATCAGCGTCATCATTTGTTATAAGCAAAGCACCGCCAGCTTGAGATGTGACTGCCTCTGAAGCATTACCTGATCCTGCCTCTGTTGTAGTGATAGTCCAGTCACCTGCATTATAAGTCATAAAATCATTGAAGTAACCGTAATAGGTTTGATCAGACGGATATGGTTGAAACATTGGTAAATCTTTTTTTGATTTACTTGCGACAGTATTACCTGCCCATAAAATTAAATTTTGAAAATGTGGGTTAGCCATTATGAACTCCTTTAAAAATAATGGAACGCTTCATTGCGCCTCATTAGCTAATAGTTAATATCATATCATAATTAAAAAAAAGGGGCCAAAAGGCCCCTTAGAAAAGATCGTTATTGGTTATGCACCTTGTGATCCGTAAATTCCTCTCCAGTTTGAGAAACCAAAGCTATATCTTTCTCTAGCTTTGTATCTGATATTACCGGTTGAGAACTCAGGTTCCATTGAAGTTTCCATAGCGGATCTTTGGAACATTTTAAGCCCTTCACCTTGATCATTTACTGAAGTTAATAGGAAGTAAGCATCAGGGTCATTTAGATAATGATTGACACTATAACCGCCAGGTAAAACACCTGTATTTCTTATAGCGTTAACATCATTATCTGATGTTCCTGATCTTAGCGGAGAATTTAAAATTCTATCAGCAACAAATACTAATTGTGGTGGCACAATTAATTTTGTGGCTTGAACAGAAATTGTTAATCCTCTGTCATCCTGGAATGTTGATATATCAATCAAAGCATCCTCAAGCGAAGTTTCGTTTAAGTCTGCCATGGTTGTAGCTCTGTTGGCCTGATTGCCACCACCAGCTGTTGGGTGAGCAGTGTTAATTAATGAAACACCGTCCCCACCAGTGAAGTCTGAGCTGAATGCGTTGTTTAAAACATCCGCGCCTTTTACTTCTTTAGTGTGTGCCATTGATCTTGCCAAGGCTTGTGTATATCTACGTCCAAGTGCATCGTAAAGGTTATCTTCAATTGCTTCTTCAGTTAAAGCGAAAGCTAAAGCTATTGTTTCGTGATTATATCTTGAAACAAAGCTCTCTGAAGAGTTATCGAAAACAACGCCTTGACCTTCTGATTTAGAAGGTGCTGCACCAAAACCAGTCACTAAAACTTCCTCTTCGAAAGCTCTTTGTGAGTCTTCAATCGCAAAAATTTCTTCATACTCTTTTGAATATTCATCATAAGATAGTCCGAAAATTGCGTTCAAACCTGGCTCGAGTTCTTTTGCTAGTTGTGCTCTTGAAATTGCCATTATGCTAATCCTCCTGATCCTTGACCAAAAATATGATTTTGTATTACAACTAATACGTTTGTATTCGCTGACGCTACATCATCGTTATCGGGATCCTGGGATATATCTATTGCCTTGAGTGGTAATGTGTTGGTGGTTGCACCAGTTGTCACATCTAGCTCAAGATTAGATTGCCCACTTTTTACATCTCCTGTAGTCGATTGATCAACAATATCAAAGTTACCAAACAAGTCAGCTACTGGAAAAGCAGCGTCTGCCTGAACTTCAAATACTACTCTAGGATCATCGATTACAAAAGCAATTATATCATCCGCAGCAATACTGCCAGGATAATGATTTGAGAATACCTGTTCGCCTGAAGTTGGATCAGTGTATTGGACTCCGTTAAAAACGCCCACAAGTGGAACGGTGTTAGAAGCTGCTGCTCTCTCGATCCCTCCGCCGGTGACTTGTTTTACTAAGTCTCCTTGGAAAATCGCACCGCTTAAATTGTTAGCAATTCTATAACGGCTTTGTCCGCCACTATATGGAGATCCACCTACTTGCCTAACAGGTTTTAGCCCGAAGGCTGCATCCTTATTTGCCATTATTAGTCTCCTAAAAAATTAAATTATTTATCTTGTTTTCCAAAGCTTACACGAGAGTCTCTGCTCGGATCATACTTAACGTATCTACTGTCCCTGGAGGCATCTCTAAACATATTATTGTCTAAAGCTGCATCTCTATCGGCTGTTTTTGCAGCATAATACTGTCGCCTTTCTTCAACAGTTTCAACGGGTATTTTCGCTAACAATAAACCTTCGTTGTAAACTACACCAGTATGTCTGCCTGACTCTAGTGTCGGAAGTTTCCACTCTGCTGGAAGTTCTTCGCCTCTTACAAGGTCCCAACCTTCTCTAAGCCTATAGCTCACATTGTTTCTATCTTCTTGTCCTAAAATACTTTCCCTTATCCAGCGATATTCATAACCAGCTGGAGGTGGTGGAGTATCAAGCTTCTTTACCGGCTTCCACGGTTTTCTTCGAGTTTCTTTATCGTGCATCTCGGCCGCACGACTTGTTCTATTGGTGTTTTTTTTATCTGACATTTTGCGCCTCCTTAGATTGAACCTTTACTTTTTCTTTAGCAACCATTTTTAACCATTGCTCTTCCGATAAGTTATGTGGTTTTAATCCTCGAAGTCTTTCAACCTCAGCTTTAGAAAAAGACACACCGTTCTTCTTACCTTGTGTTTGTTGTCGACTTCCAGCAGAAGTAGAGGCGACTCTTTGCACAGCGGGCCTGCCCTCATTTTGTCCGACATTCCCCGAATTTACTAAATTCGGATAAACTTTTCCAACTCTTGTATTGAGTTCTTCGTAGTAATCATCAGAGTCTGCTTCAAAACCCTCATTCACTAAATTAAAGTGAGTAAAGTAAGCAAATTGTGTTGCTTGAGCATTTTCAGGATTATCCTGATCTCCATACCACTTATTCTGTTCGTGCCAACTAAGAGCTTCTTTAGTAGGCTCAATTTTTTGTGGTTGAGCCTGCTGTTGAGCTGGTTGTTGATACACTGGTTGCTGATAATTATTACCAGCGACCTGTTGTCTTTGTTTAGCAACTCTTATTTTTTCTTTTTGAATTGCTATATCGTTTTTCAGCGTATCTGCTTTTGACAAGGTATCAGCATCATTTGCCTGTAATGCTTGTCTATAAATATCTTCAACTTCTCTTTGCTTCGACTCCAAGGCTTCTTCTTCTTTATCAAGATAGCTTTGGCCAAGAGAGACCGTTTGATTTTTAAGGACAAGGTTCTCTTGTTCTTTAGCTTGAAGTTGTTGCTCTAAGTAAGCAGATTTTTCAGCTTCACGTTTTATTTTATCATTTAATTTGTTAACGCGTTTTGAAACTGACCTGGTATATTTTTCCAGTTCGTCATCAGACGAAGCTTCAACTGTTTCTTGTTCAGTAATATTTACTTCAACTTCATCATTGGCGTTGGTTTCTGCGTTTTGGTTTTCAATTATATCAGTCATTTATACACTCACTATATCATCAGGATCTAATATGGTTCCGATTACTTCATCATCATTGATAATTCTAACCTCGGACCCATCTCCAAGTTTAAATCTAGCTCCAGCATAGCGACCTATTAAAACCCATTGCTTTTCAGCACACCAGGCCTTGCCATACTTTTCTTTATCAGAATAGCAAAGAGGTCCCATTTTTACAACATACGCAACCACTGTAGCTAAAGAGTCTTTATCAATTGTCTCTTTAGTTAATACAATTCCTCCTTCCGTCACGCCTTTGCCTTTATAAGGTAAAACAAGAATACGCCAACCGGTTGGTTGTGGCATTCTCTCAAGTATCGATTTGTCATCAAGCAAAGATGGATCTAGGACTCTTTCATTTGCACTTACATAAGCATCTTCAAGAGATAAATCTTTTTTCTTTTCTTTTTTTTCTGACATTACTTTTCTCCAAAGAAATCTTTTATCGACTCTTCCACATAGTATAAAGCAGTCAATTCACCTTGCAAGTATTTATATTGATCCATATTTTCAATACCACCATCCATAAGGGTATCTCGGATCTGTTCACGCCGACTTTTTATCGTTCTTTTTATTTTGTCAGCTAGATCTATAGAGTCCATTAATAGGTGATTTTAAAATCAAAGCCTTTAATTGCTGCACCTGCACCTCTTGCTTTTACAACTTGAGGTTTTTTAGGTTTTTTATACGGCTTTACTTTTGGTGCAACCGCTCCGCCTTGAGCCATTTTTTTAGCTTTGCCAGCAGATTGTAGTGAAATAGCTACTGCTTGTTTTCTTGGTTTTCCTTCTTTCATAAGTTTCTCTATATTTTTTGATATTGTTTTTCTTGATGTTCCTTTAAAAAGTGGCATCTTAATTTCTAAGTTTACTTTGTAATTCTAACAGTTTCAAATCAGCTTGTTGCTCAAGCCTCTGTAGAGCAAGGTTTAATTTGTCGTCAGCAATAACTTTTTGAGTATCAATTCTCTCTTTAGATAATTCATTCTCAAGTAATTGTTCTTGTTCTCTTTGCTCAGTTTTGACTCTAAATTGTTCCTGGTCTATATCTAACTCTTTGTCTTTTAGATCTAATTCTTTTTGTCTTATTTCAACCAAAGGATCAACTTCATTTGATTGACCTATGGACTGTAAAAATTCAGACGTGAGTTGAGCCAAGATCGGTGAGCTAAATTGCTCAACAACCATGCTTATCTGTTGCTGTATCATTTGCGCTTCTTGTGGTGATAATTGTGCAATTTGCCCTTGTGTTTCTTGAATGCTTTGCATGATTTCAGGAGGCATTTGATCTTGTGCAATTTGTGTTGCCAAGAATTGTAAATGCTGCATTATATGTGCAATTATTACTGATTGTATTGCTGGATTTTCTTTTACAACATTTGTTAAAAATAACGATCTATGCGCTTCTATGTGTGCTTGATGATTTTGCTCAGGAAATGCCTGGGCTGGCATTCCTTGTAATAAGCCAGCGTTTTCTAGCCCCGCATCAATAGGCATTGGTGGTTGTGGTTGCGCTGGAGGCTGAATAATTGACTCAATGTTATCTATTCCAAGAGCTGAATACATTCTTCTATAGGCCTCATATATTCCCATTGGCCCGTGTATTTCAGGATTGCTCTGCACCATTTGCAATAACTCTTGAGCCATAGTAATTCTTTGACTTTGTGAAAAAATATTTGGATCTGACACTGGCACAACATCAACCCGATCATCAAAGTCTTGCGCCATAATTTCAGACGGTCCTGATCCGCTTTCAAAAGTATAAACTGGTGGTAAATATTCTTGAAATACTTTTGCCAACAATCCAAATTCTAATTTTTGCGAATAATGTAATCTTTTGTGAATTGCTGACATGACTTTAGTTCCTCTTTCAAGCAAAGCAACAGTTGTGCCTACAGGCATTGCTTGGTTCATATCGCCAACATTCATATCTGCTATGGAGGCAAACCTTTGGCCTGATTGAACCAGTAGACCTAGCAAGTTATATAAAACCCCGCTTGGTTCTTTTACAGGTAATGGAACAAGATTTTCTTTTAAAGATCCTCCTGTTGTATCAATGTCTCTAAACTCTCCAGGCTGTAAGGGTGAGGCCTCGTCCCTAATCCTCATCCCTCTAGCCTTGAAACCTGCTGGTAAATTTGCAAGTGTTCCTGCATCTATAAGTTGTCGCAAAATAGATGTAGAACTTTTAGCTAATCCGCCAATCATGTGTGATAGACCCAATCCATAAAAACCTAATCCAGGCAAAAATTTGTATTGGATAAAGTAATTAATTTTTTGCTTGAGTGGATCTTCTTGTTTGTAATTTCTACGAATTGCTAGAATTTTTTCTGACTGCTCGTCAATAGTAATAATGTAAGGAACTTTGAGTCCAGTTTGCTCGCCGTCTGCGTCTGCGTCCTCGAAGCCCTCAAGATCCATAACCGTATGCACCTCATAAATGGTACGGTTTCTATCTTCGGTATACGAAGGTTTGACGCCTTGTATTTCGTCTATTTCATCGTCAATTTCATCTTGTTGGTATTCGGTATTGTTAGGTATTTCAATGTCAGCATAAAAACCTGAAAGTTGTTGTTTTTTAATTTCATTTGTCGACATACTAATTACGTGGGATACCCTTTCCGCTGAAAATAAATCTGTAGCCTCGTAAGGAACAATTAGATCTTCAGGTGCAATAAACTTAGAAACCGCTCTTTGTAGAGTGCTGTCATAATAAACTTTTTTAAATGCAGATCCCGCTAGTGGTAAATAAAATAAAAGTTGATCAAGCTCAGGATCATATTCTTTCATTTCATTCATTATGTAGTAATTCATAAAATCTTTGACCCTATCTGCCTGGTATTCAATCTCAGGCGTTCTTTGTCCAATTATTTGCGTTTTTACTGGTCCTTGCGGTGGCAGCATTTCTTTATATGCTTGAGCTTGGAATTGCGTAACAGACTCAGCCAGTATTGGGTGTACAACACCGGTTGAACCCTCGAACGGCTCAGATCTTGAGTTGTCAAATTTCATTCCTAAATACTTAAGGCCATCGGTGTAAGTTTCTTCCCACTCTTTGCGAGAAGTTTTATCAGACTTTATTGATTGCAGTAAGTCTTTAGCTATTATTGCTAACGTTTGTGGGTCAATAAATTCAACTAAATTATCGTAAAATCCAGCTTGTGGAATTTGTTCATCAACCAAATTATCACCGACAATAATATTTTCTTCATCGACAATTATTTGCGCTGCATCGGATATTTCTTCTTGCAAAGTTTTTTCAGGAAATACTTCCATAGATTTTGCTTGATTATTTATATTGGGATCGTTTTCAGTCCCTAATTTTTTCTCAATGGCCATGCTTTAAATTATACCTTGTTTTATGTTTAGTAATAAACTGTTCTATTTTTTTTCATTAATTGTACTTCATCTTGATAATCGCCAGTCAAAGAAACAAAGCCACCCTGGCGGAAACGCATAAGAGCCATGGTGCTACTGTCGCACAAGTCATCATAGTCGCCGTACGGAAAGCTTGCCATTTCTTCAATAACATCATCAGCAAAATCTCTATCCGGGGCCCACACCATGCCGGACTCAAATATCGGTGCAACAGAGTTCATCCTGGCTATTTTGTCTTGACCTTTTGATGGCGAGTATTGCGTAACAGGTATGCCCATTCTTTTGAGTTCTTGCGCTAAAGGTGTGCCGGAAGCTTTGGCTTCAATTAAAACGCAATCAGGATCCCAATATTTGTATTCTTCCATAGCTATTCTTTTCAGGTCAGGAAAATCAACTCTAAATTTTTTGGCATCAAGCAATATGATGTTTTCGCCCTCGCCCTCAACCGGCTCAAAAATACCCCAGGTTGTGATTGCCGAATAGTCTGCTGTTTCTTTTTTTGAAAAAGCTGTATCCATTGACATAATCACATAGGAGTGACTGGGCACATCTTCATGCCACTTATTCCACCACTCTCTTTTGACGATAGAACCCTCTTCAGCTGTAGGATTTTGTTGCCACTGCGCGTTCCACTTACCGACAGGAAGTGAGGCTTTAACCGACAGCAATTCATCTTTTTTCCAAAATTCAGGCCATAAAGGTTTTTTTGACTCGGGCATAATTGCGGGAAACTCGACTATATCCCATTGATCTGCATGATCCTCAGATTGTTTTTTTAACAACTTACCCACAAGATCTTTTGTACTCCAACGAGTCATTACAATTACTATGGATCCTCCAGGCTGTAGACGCTGTCTAGGTCCGGATGTATACCACTCATAAGCTGACTCCATTGCTTTCGGAGACAGGGCATCTTGTTCTGAGTGTGGATCATCTATAATTAAAAGATCAGCACCACGACCTGTTATTGCTCCACCAACACCAGCATAAAAAGCTTCCCCACCCATATTTGTTGTCCAACGCCCAGCTGATTTATTGTCAGCCGATAGACTTACTTCCGGAAAAACAGTTTTGTAATCAGGGCTGTCCATAAGGTTTCTGACTTTTCTACCAAAATTAACAGCAAGCTCTGCGGTGTGTGTTGATTGAATTATTTTTAAATCACCTCTGAGGCCCATCATCCAGGCCGGTAGATAAATAGAAGCGAACTCAGACTTTGAATGTCTAGGCGGTAAACAAATCATAAGTCTTTTAATTTTGCCTGTTGATAACTTATTAAATTTATCTGCAATAATTTTATGATGACGACCTTCAATAAAGTTTGGCCACATATGATTTATAAAATTTAAAAAGTCATTTCGACAAGTATCTTGTTTTTCTAATTTTTCGTATCGATCTAAAAGAACAAGGGCTTCATTTTTTTCCTGGTCGGAAAGTATGTCAAAATCTTTTAAGCTCCATTCAGGCATGGATTTATTGTAAAAGTTTTATGAGCCTTCAACTATCATTTTTTCAAGTCTTTGACTTCTTTCGCCAACTTGTTTAGCCCAACGACTATCTAGCATTTCAACACCAGCAGTTTCGTAATCTTCAGCTTCCATTGCCGCTAAAAATTTTTTGAATTGTAAAAGTCTAGTGAGACCAAGATTAAAACACATATTGATAATAGCTCTTTGTCTTACGTCGTTTAAATTATTAAACCAGGGAAATGTTGATCGCACTTCTTTTTCGCATTCCTCTATATCATTGGCAAGCATATATTCAGCTTCGTCTTCAGACAATCCTCGAGAAAATCTATCGTCACATAGACGCCCTATGCCTATTGTCCAGTATCCTTCGCTGTCTTGGTAGCAATTAGCACGGAACCCTTCGTCCCTTTTTAACTCTGCTACAAGTTTATTTTTATCATAACTCATTAGTCTCCATCCTTGCCATTTGAGGCACCAAAATAAAAAGATATAACAGCGCTGGCCAAACCTCCAAGATAACCTAACACAAGGTTAATTAATGCTTCAGAGTTTTGCTCCGGTGGCTGTAAAGTTACAAGAAATATATATCCTAAAAAACCTGCAAGGGTGGCAATACCCATTATCCTGGTTGTCCAATCTTTAGAAAAATTTTTTCTTGCGTCTTGTGTATCTTCAACTTCAAGTTTGAAAATATCAACCTCAAGCTCTTTCATTTGCAATTCAAATTCGTTTTCTGCTTCTTTGAGTTTAAGCATTTCGGCGGGTGTTGCTTCTCGGACTGCCTTTTCAATAGCGGTAGGATTATTAGGCACTCCAAGCTTTTCAGCAATCATGCTGGCTGCCGCTCCTCCAAGAGGACCACCAAGAGCCTGTCCTAAAGTTGGTGCTAAGGTGCCAACCAACCCCTTGATTTTATTTAACATAAAAAAATTATATCAGACGAATGTGCGAATGATAAGTGTTATGAGTGAGGCTATAAGGGCAACTAAAAAAGATATTATTACTTTAGAACCGTTATCAAACTTATCTCTAATATGCCCTATGTCAGATTGGAGATTTTTGATGTCGTTGTTAAGATCATCAAATTTAGAAAAAGCTGTCTTCCAACGCTCAGAGCATTGTGCCTCATGTGATTTCAAGTCCGTGTGGACGTCTTGTGCAGTAACTCTTGCCACTAGACCATTTGTGGGACAAATCCTCTTTGAGATCTTCCAGCAAGTAAGGATCCTATACCACTCATTCCCATAAAGGGTGATAGAGGTAATCTACCTGAAGGCATTCCCATAAAAGGTGATGGAGATATTCCCATAAAAGGCATTCTAGGTCCTGCTCCAAACATAGGGAACATAGACGTATCCATACCTCTGACACTACTTAATCCCGTTCCAAGCCCACTTAAGTCAGGCATTCTAGGTCCTGATCCAAACATAGGGAACATAGACGTATCCATGCCTCCGCCTCCGACATTGCTTATTCCTTGGTCTTGTATTGAGCCAGGATCAAAAGTTGGTGCTTGTAAATTTGCTAGCCTTGCTTGCAACCGCTCGTTTAATGAAAGGCCATCGCCAAGCCTTTGGCTAATACTCATATCGCCTGTCATTCTTCTTGCAATACCTTCATCAACAGGACTTATAGGTTGAGCGCTATCTGAAATATCGCTTAATCTTCTTCTAAGGTTTGCAAGCCTGCCCTCAAGTGCCTGAGCTCTTTCGCCTTCAGCACCTTCAAGTCTTGATGAAACTCTATCAATTCTGTCTTGCAAATTTGTTGCACGATTTGGTCTTGCTCCTTGTAGTCTTGCAGCATCCATTGTTTGAGACATAATGTTTGGCTGTTGTCCTGGGAATGGCCTAATAGGTTGTACTGATGGTTGTGGTACTGGTTGTGGTGCTGGAACTGGTCTGCCAATTGCCGTGCCGCCGCCTGGTCCACCTATTGAAATTGGTGGTACTGGTCTGCCAACCGCCATGCCAGGACCAAAACTTGGTCCAGTTAGTGAATAACCAGGTCCTGGAAAGGGTTGTCCAGTTCCTGGGCCACCTGGTGCGTAAAAACCTGGTGTTCCGCCTGCATACATCATTTCATCCATTGTTCTATCCTTTGTTAAAAAGTTGTAATTATTATTCTATCACAAAAAAAAATCTAGCTTTTGATTACGGGCTCTTCATCTTTTTTAAAAGATCCTATAAGAGCGCTTTCAAAACCACCTAAGGCTACCTCCAATTGTTGTAGCTTAAAATTGATTTGATTTTTTTGTAATTTCAAATCTTCAATTTGGCGGCAAAAATACTTTTGTTCATCCGTCAAACTATCAACATCAATATCCTTACCATCAATGGTAAGGTATTGTTTTTTCTCCTCAGACATAATTTCTCCTTACTTATTAATTTTGCTCCATAAATATTTTACACTATTTACAATTTTGTCTTTACACACTTGTAACCATTCTAAAATTTTCATTTAATTCCTCTTAACTGTTTATTGTTTTACCTACAGAGTCGGGTGTTATTTGTTTTGCAATTTTTGCATCTATCAACCTTTTATATTCTGTAACTTGATCTGCGCCGATTGCGGCTTCAGCCCAACCTTGCACTTGTGCTTGATTTACACTTGCAAAACTTGTAAAGCTTGCAAGGTTAGAAACGTCTAACCCGATAGATCCATAAACGTCAGCTTTTTGCGGGTTGCCATCGGCATCGTTATTTACATCATCTTCACCGGTCAAACGCCAGTGCACTAAATAAATTACATCAGACTCAGTGTTTGCTGGGTCTTGACTATCGGTGTGGGAGGGATATGTTTCCACCTTTTTTACATCCCAAGTATAAGAAATTGCCATTATGCATTCTCCAAAGTTTCAATTCTTGCTGTCAATGCATCTATTTTATCGTCTGCTTCTTGTAAAGCTTTGATCAGCATTGGAACAAAGACAGAATATTTTACACTTTTTTTGCCTTCATCGTCTGTCTTTACAAGACCTGGAAAAACACTTTCTAATTCTTGAGCTATGACACCTATCTGTTTGTGATCACTCCCAATAAAATTAAAGTTTCTTACTTGCACTTGATTTATGTCGGCAAGTTTATCTGTAGCATCTACTATGTTTTCTTTCAATGTTTGATCTGATATAGCCCCGTAAGAGTTATTAGTGTTTTGCAAATCTCCATCGCCTTTAACCCTAAACTCTCCAGCATTACCAAACATTTGAGTTACATTACCGCTTCCACCAACATCTATTGAATTTTTGAACCTACCATTTGATCCATTTAATAAAAGCCCAAAGTTGCTGGAGTCAATAGTTGTGGAGGTCGTTCCTATTAATACGGATTGAGAGTTAGTTATTCTCATGGCTTCTGTATCGTTGGTTTCAAAAGTCATTGGTTCAGAGGTAGAAGTTTTAATGGCTAGGCTGTTGTCTTCAGCATCTATAATGCAGCCCTCACCGGAAGTAGAAGCTTTTAATTCTAAATGGCTTCCTGCTCCTGTTCTTGCTATTCGTATAACTTGAGTGGTAGAACCTTCGATGTCTAACTCAGCTGCTGGGGAAGTTGTTCCAATACCTAAGTTGCCTGATGAGTCTATGACGGCTCTTTGAGTTGCAGCGGTGAAAAATCTCATTTCATCCGTACCAGTACCGTGCACATATCTAATTTCACCAGCAGCAGAATTATCATCTGCAAATTTAATTGAGCCATGATTAGCTGCATTACTCAAAACGGTTACATGACAGTCGCCGTTTCTTTCAAAAATACCTACTGTTTGTGCAGTTGCGCTATTGGATGTATCGCTTGTCATTGCGTGGAATGTGACATCAGGGCTTGTAGTACCTACCCCAAGCCTGGTATCACCAGTTACCCTGGCCTGTTCAGAGCCATCCACTAAAAATTTGATAACCGAGCCTGCGCCCTGATCGTTGTTATCGGCTGCTAACTCCAAATTATCAGTAGCGCCTTTTATGAAATTATCTCTATCGGATCCGTCTTGTTCAAGCTTGATACTGGGATTAGAAGACTTGATATGCAAGGTTCGGTCAATTGCGGCTGAACTAAAGTCGCCGATACCAACTTTTTGTGCGTCATCTACTTGTACCGCCTCGGTTAAGGATCCGCCTGCTTTCAAAGTCTTAATAGATAGATTACCGCCGGTCGTGTTTGTGCGGGTACCTGTTAAAGTAACTCTATCGGTATTATTGGTTTGTAGTGTTAATAAAGTTGATCCGCTTGCGTTACTGTTGGAGGTTCCTATTCGCAAGCCATCGCCAGTCGCAGCAGCGCCTTGTAAATTAATTAAATTGCCCGACGGGTTCATAACTCCGATTGTTGAGTTATCAATTTTGAACTGAATTGTGGTGCTGGAGTCAGCATCGTCCGGGTCAGCGTTAATTTCAACACCTGAGTTATCTAAACTTCTTATCTCAGAATAAGAGTTACTTACACCGCTGCTATCTTCTAGTCTAATATTTGCTTCCGTGCCAAAAATGTGTAACTCAGCTTGTGGATTTGTGGTTCCAATCCCTAGTGTTGTATTGACGATTACATTGTCTATTTGAATGTTGTCAAGCGCATCGTTGATAGCGCCGTTGGTACCGCCAGCTCCGTCTGCATAAATCATTGCAGTTTTACCATTAGCTATAGTTTTTGTGCTTCCTGAAGATCCTTGTTTAAAGGTTAAAGACTGGCTGCCTGTTGTGGCATTTTCTATCATCCAAATCTTTTTACTGTCTGAGGGTGCAAGTGTAATAGTCCTGGTGGCTGTCAATGAAACCGAGGAAGTAAATTTAATGTAAAAAAACCTTGCATTGGAGGCTGTGCCTTCAGAAACAGTAAGTGTTGCGTCTGCATCAGAAGCAAGATCATTAGCTACATAAGAAAATGCATTATCAAATAATTCATATTGTGTATTGGTTTCCGTACCCCAGGTTCCGGATCTTGTGCCGGACTCTATTTGTCGTATTCCTAAACTTGTTGTAAATGTGTCAGCCATAAAAAAATCCTAAAAAAAATAATTATATCAAATATTATGCAGCGGCATCTTCAATCTCTTCGTAATTCGGAGTCTGCGTATCATCTATCTCACTCCATCCAGGAGTTTGACTGTTATCTATATTACTATAGTTTGGTGTTTGTGTATCACTTAATGGCGACCAGCCTGGTGTTTGGCTGTCATCAATCGGTGCATAGTTTGGAGTTGATGTGTCAGGTATCAGTCCCCAAATAAAAACTTCTCCACTGCCGCTAGTAATATCCAAGCCTGTCAAATTAACAGTGCCCTTGGCATTTGTTGTTATGCTTCCTAATCCTGAGGTGATTGCTTGGCCTGTAACGCTGACATTAATTGACAAAAAGATACTTACCGTGCCAAGAGCAGAGGTTACACCTAGCCCCGTTAAGGAAACATTAGCGTCGGCTGTTGTGGTAAGTGTGCCCAGGCTTGATGTTATTTGTTGACCGTCCACATTATATGCAGAGTCAAAAGTAGGTGTTCCTAATCCTGAGGTTATACCTTGACCCGTTGGTGTAATATTTGCTTTTGCAATTACTGTTGGAGTGCCAAGCGCTGAGGTAATGCCAAAGCCAGCTACAGTTATGTTAGCGTCTGCGGTAGTGGTTGGTGTACCTAAAGCCGAGGTTATGCTAAAACCGGTGACGGTAATATTAGCATCAGCATTGATGGTGAGAGTACCAAGACCTGAGGTAATTTGTTGACCACCGACATCTACGCCAATAGGTTCGTTCCAAGCTCCTTGACCAAAAGTGCCGCGGCCCCAACCAGTAATATTAGCCATTAGTCATCCTCAAATATATCTATTTCATTTAGGTTGTAGTTTTTTGTATATTTTTGTATACTAGGGTTGATGGAAAAAGATACATTATATTTTGCTTGGGAAGATGGTCCTGCTGTTGTTGCTCCAGTTGAAGCTGGATACTTGGGATATTTTATATCACCAGGTAAAACAGGTTGGACTCTTGCAGATCCAGGCCAATTAGTTGACTTTTTCGTCGACGGTCTAAAAATGTCTAAAACATCATTTGAAAGTAGATTTGGTGTGATTGGTGAAGCATTACCAGTATTGCCAGCGGCTACATAGCCTCCCATTGCAAACTTTTTAACGTCTGTTTTATAAAAACCTGGGTCAATTTGTTTTTGTGCGTCGCCAAAAGACTTTGCCATTTTTCTCTTCAATGCTTCGCCTTGTTTGACTATATCGTCACCAATTTTTGCTAATTCATTAATATCTTCAGGCATACCTTTAGGGAACAGGCTTCTAAACTGCTCAAACAGTTTGTGGTTTTTATCAGAGGCTTTCCACATAGGTTCAGTTATAGCAGATATTTCGCCAACAATAGGTTCACCTCTTGAGTTGGTAAATTTAATAATAAGTTTTCTGTCAACAAAACCTTCAGGTTTTACAAGTCTGCCTTTGTCAAAGACCTCATAATTTTGTTTAATAGCCAGGACTAATTTTTCTTCATCATTTGGGGTTTTGACTAAAACTCTTGTTCTGATTGGGTCAGTAAGCTTGCTTACGTCGTTGCCATATTTTGTGCGTGACTTTTCTACTATTCTAGGTATCTTTTTTACTTTTCCAGCTGGAGCTAAAGTTTCTGCATCTATCTTGATGGTTTTGCCAGGCAAATTTGTTTGTAAATTCAGCTGGGCTGCAATATTGTCAATTTGTTGATTAAACTCAGGCGCGGAGCGTTTTGCCCTATCATAGATTTTTATTGAGTCTCTTACAGGATCGCCACTAAAAATATCAGCTTGATGTTTAACTACATCATCAACAGTGTTGGATGTCGCTAAGCTGGTAATGCCTTTTTTTAAAACTTCCTTACCTGGGCGAAATAATTCACCAATCAGAGGTATAGCTCCTAAGGTTGAGAGTCCTGCAATACCTGCATACATTAAACCTGGTTTGATATTACCTTCTCTAAACTCTTCAATTGCATCTCGACCATATTTACCACCAGCTGCAATATCCAGGGCCATTCCTGGTGGAGTAAACCCAGCTAGTATTTGTGCTGGTAATGGAACATTTTGTTCATAGCCTTCAACGAAAATATCTAATAAATCTGCATCGGCTGCTCCGCCGGATTGAAAAATATCTATGTTGTCGAGCAATCTTTGGTTCATAACAATATTGTATCTTACTCTTCCTTCAAGCTTGCTATACCTGCAACGCCTGCAACTGGTATAAAAGAAAACATTTGATCTTGGAAATGTTTTTGTCGTGCTTTAGTTTTGAAAAAATCTTTTTCAAAGTCGGCATCGGTTTGCTTAATAACCTTCAAGCCGCGTTTTTGTAAAATATCGATGACATCTTGGCTAGCATTTTTAGGCACAATAGCACCTGCAAATTCATCAAAGCCGACAGCTCGGGTTGGTTTAGCCTCAAAGTATTCAACATTGCGGGTAGCATTCTTGATAAATATATCTTCGAGATCATCTAAAAAACCATATGGAGGGTCATTGTATTTAAACTCATTGCGCGTAAATTTTTCTAGCTCGTCAAAGTCAATGTTTTGATTGTAAACATCTTTTAATAATTTTTGGTCAAATTTTTTGCCATCTTCAATGGCGATACCAATATCGTTAAGCAAGTTATTGCCGACGCGTGAATAAAATAGGTTGTCTGATCCAGGGAAGTTATATTGAACCAGCAAATCATCAATTTGCTCACCTAAATCCATTGCGCTAGGTGGTTTATCAGTTAATCTTCCGCGTTCAGCTCTTACGGCTGGAAAATCGGCAAACTCTTTAGACATAATCGCTTTCATACGAGCTGGCGAATAGCCACCAGCAAAACCTTCGCCACCGCGTTGCGTTTCTTTTATCATGCTATTAACTGCGTTCTCAAGAGTGTAGGGTTTGGTAACTATGGTTTGTTCAAAGTCGTCAAAGTATTGCAGCACGCCGTCTTGGGAGAGAAAACGATCTTTTTCTTTTTGTCTCCATTTATAAAAATCTTTGGTTATTTTAAACCCAGGATCAGCGGTAGCTTGTTTGAAGAATGGCGAGTTTGGATTAAGTGCAGCCAAGCCGCTGTCAAAATTAACCATAGCCATGCTTCTTGGTCCCTCAAGAAAGTCGTCTACTTTAAATCCTTGATCTTCTAAAAACTTAAGTTTTGCTAGATCCGAGTCAAAAAACCTGTCAAGCTCATCTATTCTGTTTTGAGGTTGAAATAAATTATTTTTTTGTAGATTGCGTAAAGCATATTGACCTTGTTCAAGTGTTTCAGTTTTGTTGTATTTATCAGATAAAGCTTTGTACTCTTTGGTTAGTTTCGACTCAGATCCTTCTTTGGCTAAACGAATTTTCTTTGGCGCTCTAGGTGTGTAGGCGTCAGCTGAATATATTTTATTGCGAGGATCTATACCTGGATCAAATTTTTCCGGCTTGCCAATAAGTTGAATTTTACCAAACCCTTTGAGCGGAATATCACTTTCAGTTACCGCTAGACTTGGTGAGGGTATTCCTCCCATTGCATCAAAACTGCGGATTGCTTCCTCGGAGGTATTGTGAATGAACATTAGGTTTTTTTTATCTATATTGTCAGCAAGTGTTTCAATACCTTTTTTAGCAACTGCTTTAGCTGGTGCTCCCGCCGCTCCAAGAAAATCTAAAGAGGATAAAAGCATTCCGAGTTTGTCGCCCTCCGCTTTCGCAAGTTCGCCACCTAGAAAAGGCACAAAAGAAGCAATGTTGCGTAAAACATCGCGTCGACGCATAGCGGGAGATGGCACCATTGGCCTGGTAAGATAAGACATAACCGGACCAAGTCTTTCACTTGGTGCTTGGGGCGGTAGAATAGCGCCAAGATCAGGAGATGGTTCAAATATATCTATGTTGTCGAGTGTTTCTTGGGCCATAATAGATAATTATAGCCCAAACTTTAATTTGATTTTTGAAACGTAAGGCCCTGAACCTTTCTGTTTAAGATGTTTCTTACTTTCCAATAAGGGAAGTCTGCAAAATCCGGATGATACGCCTGAACTTGTTTAGCAATTTTTCTCGGGCCTAGTCCTCTCTCTCTGCATTTTTCGATTGTTTTTAAAACCTTTTGTTCTGCAGGGATCTCAACCAATTTCCATCTTGTTTTTCGGCCATGCTTTTCTTTCACTTTTTCATAGCCAAACGGAGCTGACCCACCAACTGCATAAGACTTCGCAGCCCAGTCAAGTTTGCCGTCGTTAAATCTATCTTTAATGTTGCCGTGTTCTATCTCGGCTACCGCAGATAGCACCATCAACATAATCTTATTGGCCATTTCATTCATATCAAATTTTGATCGTAAACCTTTTTCTTCTTTAGGTTTTGGATAAGCAATTGGTATGTCGCCAAATTGTTGACAAAAATATAAAGTCACACCGCAGTCTTCAAGGTGCGGAATGATGTTCAGTAGATCTGATGATGTTCTTGATAATCTATCTAAACGAGTCGTGACAACAATATCGTGTTCGTCAATAACATCGGTCATTGCTCGAGATCCTGTCCTGGTTAAAATAGGCACGGTTCCTGGTTCTCCAGCATCTTCAAAAAAATGATCAACCGGTCTATTAAACTTTTCCTGGACAAACTCCTGGATTAATTTTTTTTGCGTTTCAAGTGAGCAGCCACTGGTTGCTTGTTCATAAGTTGAAACACGCACATAGCCATAAATATTATTAATTTGTTTTTTTGGTGCGATCATGGTCCCTCCTTTTTCATTTCTCTATATTAAGGTATTTTTATTTTTTTGTCTAGTTTTGTATAAATATTTGCATATTTGTGCAATTTATGTATAATTATAAATGTGGTTATTAATTTTACAAAAGGAGGTTGTTAATGAGTGCATTTTTAGTTAATCCAAATCATGTTGCAGAGATAGTTAAGTTCGCAAGCAATGAAAGACTTGACTATGCCTACAACTGTTTTACCAAAGAGAGAATAAATTGCGAGCCTAAGAATATGGTCAAGCTTTTAGCTCAAGCCAATATCGATAGCCTGGTCGCAAGATATGACGAGGATCCAAATGATTATGCGGGTTATGTTGATCAATGTTTAGAAAACCTTCCGTATGCTACGGATGGTGTTGGCGTCAGCTTGTTGGACGGCGTTGGTTATTGTCAGCTTGGAGCTGACGACATTTACAACATGCTTGCCTGTTGGAATTATCAGTGTTGCGAAGTTGACAACTGGTTCGAGACTGACGCTTACTGGTTGCATGTTTATTTGAAAGATTTGGCCGCTAGAAAGATGGCTAAAGAAGCTAACGTGCAGTGGGAATATGTTCCAAACAACGATAAGGAGGTTGCGTAATGGAAATGATTGGTGGATATACTTTGGTTGAAAGACTTGAAATGACTATTGAAAATATCAAGTTTCAAAAAGGTAAGGTTTTTTGGGACGATCTTGAGAAACTTGAGTTGATACTTGAGGCGCTTAAAAAGAAGGAGGTGGCGTAATGGAACTAATAGATAAAATTAAAGAATGGTTAGAAAATGAAGTCAAGGCAAACAACAAATATGGAGATGATCCTACTAACACTGCCGAAGACTTGCTAACAAAAATTAAAGATTGGGAAGCGAAGGAGGTGGCGTAATGGGATTACACGTAAACATTTATAAGCAAGACAGAACCGACAGTTGGTTAGGTGACGTTGATTGCACGAAGGGTGGATTATCTTCTAAGGTGAAGGGTTTTACAGTGACTAATTGTGAGGGCCCATTTGAACCTTGTGAGGATTATCCTGCTGCTCAAATCCTGAAGCAAACGTTTGGGTTTGGGTGTTCTTTGAAACTCGTTCCTGAGTCAAAGATTGATAACAACATGACAGCGTTTGGTGGCAACTATGCATCAACATCTGACTCAAGGTTCGGTGAGGCTTGCAGAGAGATAATGGGTGAGGACATTGGGAATGTATACAGTCTTGGCCCTGTTGCAATACATGATAGGGTGTTAAATGACTGATAAAAAAATATTTATTGATATGGACGGGGTCCTGGCTGATTTTATCGCCGGGATCGAAGGTCCTGATTATTTAGATGGCATGTTGTTGGGCGAGGAAATGTATGACGACAGAAAATATGAATTTATTCACAAAAGACTGTTTAAAAACTTGCCACCTATGGAAGATATGTATGACTTGATGTTGTATATCAAAAAAACCAAGCTTGATTACGAGATCTTAACTTGCACCGGGCAAATTGAAAGACAACTCGTGCACTATGATAAGGTTGCTTGGATTAAAGAGCATGTTGATCCTTTTGTGATTGTAAATTCTACTCTGAAGGGTAAACACAAAGCCGCTTTTGCTGCACCCAATCATGTTTTGATTGATGATAAGGCTGCAAACATCAAAGCTTGGGAAGAGGCTGGGGGCAAGGGTATTTTCCATGTCAACGCTATGCAAACCATTCTTAAATTACATAAGTGGATCAATGATGAAAAATAGGCTCAGTTTTGACCAGGCACAATACAAATATAAATGTATTTGTTATGATGTGTTTCGGCAATCTAATGTCGAATACCCCGACAGGGAGAAAAGTTTTATTAACGAGTTTGGTGAATGGTGTTTGCGAAATCATCAAGGGGACCCTGTCGCTAAAGTTCAACCAAACGGCTATGTCAAGGTGGGATTATGAACACAAAATTTGAAAATATGAAATCGCAAGAACTTTTACAATACGTTTTTGGTGAATATACCCCGGATAGGTTCGTACCCTTTATTGAGAGCTCAAAAAATGATCTAGGACGCACCAGCGGTTTTATTGATACAGCTACCAATAGTAAAGTTTATCGTAGAAACTTAATTGACAAGGCCATTGAGATCAGAATGCTAGAAATTTGCGAAATTGAAAAAGAAATGCTGGAGTCACAAATCAAAACAGCAGATCCAAACGATATTGATAAACTTACACGTCAACTTGATCAGTTAGATCATCTAATAGATGAAGTCAACGAAAATGCTTTGCGTATTATCGGCGAATACGAAAAACGTAACAAGGTTATCTAACCGCTTTAGCAATAGCTATAGCATTCTCCAGGGTTCCTATGGTGTTTTGTTTTTTTAAATAACTTAATTTTTTTTGAAAAGTTTTTCCAAGCTTGTGGTTGGCCACAAAAACTGCTTTATCTATGGGTAAGCACACAAAGGCGAAAATATCGACGTCCTTAGGATCGTAGGTGCGGTATTCTTTGCTCCCGGTTTTTTTCTTTTTAATATCCCAACGCACCCATTTATCAGTATGATGATCAAACACATATTCGGTGGTTTTTACTTGAATTTTGAAATTTCCTTGTTCTGAAGTAACCAGGTAATCATAGCGGCAACTCTCTCCAGTGTGTAGAACCTCATCAAAGATCCTGGCTAAGTAACTAGCTGCTAGATATTCACCAGCTTTTCCTATTTGAATATTTCTCGTTGGCACAAAGTTTACTTTTTTGTAATAAATAAAATTCAATCATACCTTATTTACCTTGACCACGATATTTCTTGAATGAACGCTTTTTGTGTTTGTTCATTGTGGATGTGTCCGGGCGTCTACCCTGGCTTGTGCCTTTTTTTGTGTATGTATGCTTTTGTGTAAAGGCTCCAGCTTTTTTAGCCATTATTTTTTACCTTTTTTTAAGACAAAACGCCATACTTTTTGAATACGGCTTGATTTCATAAGTTTATGGAAAGATTTGAAAATATCTATCATTTTAGGCACACACACTGCTGTAAATTTTTGCATATTTGTGCCAATTATTTTTTAAAATCTGTAACCAGTCGTTAATCGGAATAATTGCTACTGCATCATTGTTCGCTGGCCAATCAGTATTTATCGCATGCAGTGGTATGCAGACCTCTATAGGCTTGCGGTTGTATTTGTATACCAGGGCTGGAATGTTATCGCCTGCTGACTCACAAACTTGTTGCCACCAGGGCGACTTATAGCCACAACCCTCTTTGTAAAACTTACATTCGACTGCATGAAACGGTATTGTGAGATCACACTCGTTTTTTGTTTGATATTGGTCCAGGTTTCTTTTGGTTTGGAAGTCAATATTGTTATCAGTAAAGAATGTGTTAAGAATTTTTGCTACTTCTCGCTCAAATTGAGCTCCTTTGTTTCTTGAATTGATCGGCATTACTGTTGTATTGGATTGTTTGTTCAAATTTGCATAAAAGTATAAACCAAATGTTAAAAAATTGCGAAAAATTTTTGTGGTTTACCTCCCCTAGGTTCATATATAGAAAAAAGGGGGGTAGGGCCTGGAGCAAGAAACCTTTGCTTTGTAAAAAAGTCATTATTATTTGCGTTCAACTTAGTTTTATACGCTTGCCGACAGCTGCAATATTATATAGGGGTGTGCGGGGTCCAAAAAAAATGCAAAATCCCTGTAAAAAAGGCATTCCATAGGGGTCCCTGGCAATAGTGTGACACCTCTGCTCAGAGCTACGCGTCTAGGCATTATGTTGTTCTTTGTATCCTGGCTCTTCTTAGTCCTTTGTTTATGGGCTTTTCCGCGATAGTGCACACTAACTTGTAATTTTTTGTTTTTTTTGGGGGGAGATTGGTCGAGAGGGGCGTTGTAAGTTTTATTGCTTACTTTTTTATTTTTCTTTGTCGAGGTATTTTACTTTGGAAAAATTTGCTGACCTATCTAATTCTTGTATTGTTTGCAGAAATTCCATGAAGTCCTGCGGTATAAATCTTACTAAGGTTTCAATGCTTGATAAAACTGATCCTGGATCTTTCCCAAACTTCTTGGCAGCAGCTGGCACCTCGTGTTCAAAGATTGTGAGCAATATAATTTGTTCTCCATATTCAAAACAATGAATGTTTGGTTCTATCTTTTGATAACCGTTGTCATCTAATTCTTGGGTAATAACAGTCCAGGCTCTTTGCATCATGTTAATGCAATTGACTATGTCTTTATTTGATTTCTTGTCCAAGGCATTTTTAAACATAGACTCAGCTTTGAGAAATTTACTCATAGTATCTGTTGAGAGTAGGTGCATTATTCTTGCGCGGCCACCCCAATCTGTATAAAAGTCTTGTTCTTTACTTCTATATTCTTTGATAAGAGTTTTTGTAGAGTCCGTGATCTCTTCGTAACGTTTACGAACTCTTGATCGCATTACAGATCTGTTGGTTTTAGGTCATCGTCAACACCAAGTAATTTACCCAGGCGTTTTTTGATGTCATCCTTATTCATGGCATCTAAGTTAGCGTTGATGTTGAGATTTTGTGTTCTGTTTATGCTCAAACCAGCTAAATTGTTTAATTCTTTGATCGCAGAGACTGAAGCGTTGTAAGAACCGTTTTCAAAAGCCTCTTCAGCTAATTTCCAAAGCATTGTGCCGGTTTTTTGTGGTGTTATAGCGTATTTTTGGGCTAATTCGTCCTGTTTTACCCTAATTGCTTTCGTAACATGCGGCATATCTTTGCCGTTGAGCATTTTATTGGCCGCTGAGGCTGGAAATTCGTATCCAGCACGTCTTGCAGCTTCAGTTTGGGCGCAAGCGCCTTCAGTATAGTGCCAAACAAAGGCTGCTTGCATTTCAGTAAGCCCAAATTCGTCATCTTTGTTGAACATTTCAGGTGAAGTAGCTAAAGATCTCTTTTTTTCTTTCGTAGATCCTTTTGGGCGTCCTGGTTTTCTAGTTTGTGTCATAGCTTTTAACCATAAAGTCTAAAACTTGTATTTTGTCATTAATGTTAGTGATCTTGTCAAGATATTCTTCAATTGTTTTCACAACATGTGTGTGATCAGGTAACGTTTGCAAATTGTCTAGGAATATTTCAAGTTCATTAGAAATACAAACACGTTCGCCTTCCAACTTTTGTTTAATGCCTTGCAACAATTTTATCTTTTCAGTCATAACATTCTCCTTTTGTTTGTGTTGTTGTGATTATATACGCTTTTATACATTTGTATAGAGACAGGGTACAGTGTACAGGGTACAGCTACTTTAAACTTTCTATTTATTACACCCCTAAATACCCCATCCAGCACCTAATAACCAATAATCTAAATGTTTACCTATTTTAGGTACACTGTACCCTTTTATGTGGTAAAACCCTTATAAACAGGGGCTTTGAGGACAGGGTACAGCTCAGGGTACAGCCAGGGTACAGGGCACAACAGAATATCCATTATTGTATAAAAATATAAAAACAGGTGCAAAAGTGTAAATAATTACAAGTTACCAACAGGGTACAGCCACAAGCTATACACTTAATGAATGGTCCCAAATAATTCTGTTCCGGACATGGTGTTGACAAATAATGGCGTGTCGTCCCCCATCTTTATCTTGATCATGTGGTCGCGCATAAACTCATTAGCAGCCATCGCATCTAGTTGCGCCTGCTCTTGTAAAATAGCAACACATTTTTCGTAATCATACACAACTCTCGACTTATCAGTGAGCGGATCGGAAGCGATCCCCAGGATTGCCTCATCAAAGCCATTGGCAGTTATAAAAAGTTTATTTGTCATTTTTGTAGTATACAGTATCTAAGACAAGACACCGAGTTGCCAATTCTCAACTATACTCTTGGCGTAATGTATGCTCTTGTCATGTATTTTGATCACACGCTTGCGCACTCCATGATCATAAAGATCGACTTCTAAGCCCTTGTCGACCTGAATTATCATTGCTGACTTATCAGGATCTGCGACGGTCGGCATTTCATGTTTGTTATCCATAGTTATACTGTAGCAAATCTTTGGATAATTTTGCAATCTTCAGCCTCTATTCGAAAAACAGGCTCAACGTCCATGACGTCACGAGTAGTTAAAGTGCGGCCGGAATACTCAAACTTGTATGCAGCGTCAAAGTCCCATTCGTGATAGCAAAGAACATCTTTGCATTTGAAAACCAAAATGAATTTGCATCTTGAGGTCAGCGCCAATAATCTTGCAGCTTCGATCTTTTTGTACGAGATCATAAACGGATAATCACCAAAATTTATATGTGCTCGCTTGATTTCACACCAGGAATATTTTTCGTCACGCTCCATTAAGTAGTCCACTTTGTATTTTTTTGCGGGTAGTTTGATAAATCGACACGACCAAAAATCTGCTAGGTAGTCAGCGATTTTTTGTTCGCTATCTAAATCTGCTTGCGTTTCGTAATGTGACCGCATCAATCATTACCGAAAGATCCAAAGAACGGATCGTTGTCCGGCCCTCCTTCATAGTCCAGGTCATAGACCTTCTTGCCGTTTGAGCGTCTTGGTTGTAGCCCCATATTAGTAAGCACTCGTGCTGCTTCTTTAATATCGGGCATCCTCGGATTGGAGATACCCAAATCACGCAATAGCTGAGTTACTTGCACGGGAGCAACGGCAGTAGACCCAAATTTAACATGTTGCATGATTAGATCCTCCACCGAGGAATGCGTTCTGTAAAGTTCATTTGACTCATGCAGCATCTCTCTTTCGTCAGGGGAGAGATACCAATTCTTTTGTCCTGGGGTATACATAGTCTCAGCCACTTCGGCCCACAACTGTTGCATGTCCACCCCGTGATTTACATTGATGTCTTTAACAGAAATAGTCCAAAATCTTCTATTACCGCTGGTATCTGTTAAAAACTCCTTAGCATTAACAGAAGCAAAAAAGGCTGTTCGTCTTTGATAGATAGTAAATGCTCGATCGTAAGGTAAACGCAATTCATCGCTCTTGGCCGTCACAAACGCTTTGAGTTGATCGATATCTGATTTCTTGAAGGTAGACTCTATCTCACCCAACTCAACGATCCAGTGGCTTACAGCGCGTTTGACTGAGTCTTTATCAGAGGGATTTAAAGTAGCACCCTCCAATAACCAACCCCGATCATAGTCAGCCAGGCGTTTGAACCATAAAGTTTTGCCCAACCCCTGAGCCCCCTGGAATACTAATATTCCCTCAAGCTCCACACCATTGGGCTCACAAGCAGCGGCAACACAAGAGATCAGCCACTTCTTCATTAACATCTCTTTGAGCTCCTCACTGTCATCAGACACAATTGAGTCCAGGAACGTTTGTAGCCTGGATGTCCCATCCCAAGGCTTCGACTGGATCCACTCTTTAACTGGATTATATTCGCGCGCCAGGATCTTCAGATAGTCCCTCACTTTCGTGTGCGGTATTCCCATCTTGATACAGCGATCTTCGATCTCCACGAGCGACGCCTCCTCTGCAAGGTCCGAAATAAATTGCATATCCGGGATCTGTATTTGCATACGTTTCTTAATGACGTTGTATCGCACATCAATATTGTTTTGCTGCAACACACCATTGACGTTGTCCTTAGTGTTGAGGAACCGCCCAGTGGCACTGCGCTCAAAGTCGGTGTCGACCGGGACCGTCACATTAGCTAACGCAACGGCATTGCCAGTACTGGTGCGGTGGTCATTGTAGTCCCCTTGCGTGGAGGGTAATAAAACCTCGGCCTTACCACCTTTTCTCTGAATGATCTGACACGCCTTGATAGCTTCATTCTCACCCGTCTTACTATCATCATTGTCGGCAATAAATATAAAGTTGTAATCTTGTAAAAATTCGTAAATGTTCTCTGCGACAGCGGAAAGATTGTAAGCATCAAAGCAGACTATAACGGGCTGCGAGAAATCTGCATATACGCTCGCTGCTGTTGCATATCCTTCTGCAAAGTAAATAGTGTCTGCTGATTTAACAATCTCTCGACCTAACATGAAAAAGCTTCCGCTTTTTCGAGAACCAGTGAGGAAACGCTTTTGGCCATCGGCAGAGATATACTGTATGCCAACGATCGCCGATTGCTTATCGATCAGCGGTATCATTAATAGGCCGTCAGCACTCTCTCGTAAGCCATACGACAAAACTTCTTTTTTGGTTAGGTAGGGGTGCTTCTCACATTCACGCGCAGCATTCCAAAGAGTTTGGGCCCGCTCTGCTGCTTTGGCATGAGTAGCTTCCTTCTTGATCTCAGCTTCCTTTTGTAAACGTTTAATCTCAGCTTTTTCAGCCTGGGTCATTACATGGCGTTTACTATTCTCAGGTTTCCATGTAGCTGTTGGTTGATCCATAGAGATACGATAATCACCACACCTACCATAAGGCACACTCTGATCCAGCCACACCTGATACCAGCCACTCATTTTTCTTTTCTTACCGTCCATGACATAAGCACGGCCAATCGAACCATCAGTGACCAGGCCTTTATTAGGATCCGGCTCCAGTCCATGGTTGCTGAGAAAGTTTAAAAAGTCAGAGCGTGGATCACCGGAAAGAGGTCTGTCAAAATTCTTAGTGGGTCTTGAAATTTTTAAACCCATTTATTGTTTGCTCCCGTCAAATTTTTTTACCGTTAAATTTCTATTTTGCAAATTGTATATCTTTGTGTATAATTTTACAAATCATATTTTACAAATTCTGAGGAGGATTAATTATGAGTTTAACTGTAAGTTCAGGTGGTGGCGAATTTGAAGTAGTTCCAGCTGGTCAACATAATGCGGTGTGCTATCAAATCATAGACGCCGGGACCAGGGACGAACAATACAAAGATCAACCTGCAAAAAAACGCCATTGTGTTTTTATCTATTGGGAATTGCCGGAAGCTAAGATGGATGATGGCCGTCCTTTTATAGTAAGTAAAAAATATACCTTGTCGTTAAATGAAAACGCGGCACTGTATAAAGATCTAAAGACCTGGAGAGGTAAATCCTTCACTACTGAAGAACTTCGTGGGTTTGATCTTAATAATATTCTTGGCATCTCAGCATCGCTTGAAGTAGAACATACTGAAGAGGGCAGAGCGCGTGTTGTTAGTGTTTTTAAACCTGACGGCGGTGCCAAACCAAGTACAACAGAAAACGAACAGGTTGCTTTTGACCTTGATGTTTATTGCTCAAAGTTTTCAGACTCAGTATCTCCGGAAGCTGAGAAAATGAATGATATTTTTGAGAGCCTACCAACTTGGTTACAAGGCATGATAGAAGAGTCATATGAATGGCTAGCAGCGCAGAAAAATGCTCCTGCACCAAAGCCAGTTAATTTTGAGGACGAGCAAGACGACCCCTTGCCGTTCTAACAGTTTGTAAGCATGTCCATGTACCCCTCAATTGAAAATAATTATCCGTTTTCATTGGATGTGCTTGCAGCCTATTTGCGGGAAAAGTTCATTCCTCTTTGTAACCACGAAGCATTAACTTGCTTACAGCCTTTCCCGCAATTTTATGCAATATAAATTTAAAGAGGATCAAACTCTGAAACAAATAAAAAAATATATCGATGAAACATATCGATCGCATTATGCACAAGATAAATACCAAGCTACAGATATTATTATTGACCAAGGGCTAGGGGAGGGTTTTGCCCTTGGCAACATAATAAAGTATGTAATTCGGTTTGGTAAAAAAGATGGTAAAAGTAAAAACGATCTAATGAAGATTGTGCACTACGCCATCATCGCTTTATTTGTTTTAGAACAAGAAGAAAAGGTGGGGCAACGACTTGAACGATAATCTGAGGAGAGTCAGTAAGGGGGTTTATTCCCGTGTTGCCCCTGACTCAAATTATAACATGGTTAAAAAAAATGGAATTTAAAATTGGATACTACGAAGATATACCCTATGAGGACTATGCAGAAATAGAAGCTTATAGATCTCACGATCTTACAACAGCTATTAAATGTCCCTACACCTGGAAATATCAAAAACCATTAACAGAAACTCCAGCCCTGTTAGAGGGCCGAGTGCAACATACGGTGTTCCTGGAGCATCATAACTTTGCCAAAGAGTTTGTGATCGAACCTAAGATCGACAAACGCACCAAAGCCGGTAAAGCAGAATATGAAATATTTAAAAAAGAAATAGGTAATCGCAGAGCTATTAGTGTAGATCTTTATGACACCTGCATGGAACGTCGATCAGTAGTCCAGGAATACATACCAAAGAAAACCGACAAGATTGAGCTGACGGTTTGTTTCGAGTTTTGCGGACAACCTTTTAAATCAAGATTTGACTGGTATGACAACGAACAAATATGGGATTTAAAAACATGCCGAGACGCATCAAGTCGTGGGTTTATTGCGGCCATCAACAACTTTAAATATCATATGCAAGCTGGGCTCTATGTCCATGCTGCAAGAAGCGTTGATTTGCCGTGTAAAGGTTTTTCTTTCCTAGCGCAAGAAAAAGTCCATCCCTATTGTTATGCTGTTTATGAAATGGCTCCTGAAGCATTAGAGTATGGGTTAGCACAATGTGAACAAGCCCTGGATAGAATATTGCGTTGTGAAGCAGACAATGAATTTAAACCGTTTGGGTATAAAGAAAAACAGGTAATCGCTTTAGAAAATCTTTATTAAGGAGCCTGGGCCAGCTCAACGGCCCGCTCTTTATCATACAACCAAAACACCAACAAATATCTATCACCACCTTCAACCGGTAAACCCCGGTGCATTTGTGAGAATGATGGAAATATTAAAGCATGGCCTGTTGGCAATGGATTGACCTTACCGTAATTATGAAACTCAGTACCACCGCCTTTGTATTTACCTGTATTCAAAGGCACTACAACAGATATGTCTGCTGACTCATCATGGTGCCAGGCACCTTGTTTTTTGTCTTTCAAATTATAGTTAGCAATTTGAATGGTAGAGGCATGTGAAATTTTGCGTTGATACAAACTTATAAAAATTGGATTTAAGATTGTGTGTACTACAAACCACATAGATCTATAAAGCTCAGGGCAGTTATCACGCAAAGTTATTTCAGGTATTTGTCGCAACTTATCTTCATGTGGATTTGGTGTAAACCCGATATGTTTTTGCATTTTTGGAATTTCGTCCATTAACATTTTGCAGAATTGTCTGCGAAACAATGGCACTCTAAAAATTTCAGGATGTATTCTTTTTACGAGTTTATCTATTTTGGTTTTAGGCATTTTGTCCATTACACCGTCGTTAGTGCCAAAGGTAAGTAAATCGTTATAGGACTCTTCAACAGCTTTAGCCAGGGACGGATTGACCATCCAATTGGACTGCATACTTAATAGATAATTTTTTAGCTTATACATAGACTCTCTTGAGCCTATTTTACATGGATGATAATTTACATCAAGTTGACTTGTTTATCTCTTTTTTGTCAGAAACAAAAACATCTTGGCCCTTTAGTCTTTTTCTATTAGCACAATCAAGGGCGGACCAGTTATCTCTGAACTTAGCAGTTCGCACGTACTCACCATCTAATTTTTCGTAAACATAATACTTAAGTTTTTTCATGTATCGCCACCTCCTGCTGATCTAAAAACTCTTGATAAATATCAGGGTGCTTTTCTATAAATGTATCTACTGCTTCTTTGAGATCACCAACTAAGAAAAATTTATGATATAAACATTCAACATGTATTGATTGACCACCAATTCTAATTGGATGCTCATTTATAAAATCTGTTTTGCAAGTATCTATAAGATAACACATAGAACCTATACTATTACCTTTTCTCCCTCTTCCACTTTTTTTTCTTGACCACCACATTCGGCTATATTCAAAGCCCTTATAATTTTGTGTTTTTTTCATTAAGCTGCTCCCAAGTAGTAAATTGTAAATATAACTTACCAAGTTTTAGTTGTGGACCATAGTGTTCACAAACTTCTAAATTAAAAAATGGTCTAGGATACTTGTAATTTCTTTTTGTAAAGTCCAACCAAACAAAAAATGACCAACAAGGTTTCCTAGAGTTTATTTGAAAACCATACTCCTTCTCCCTATTTGTAGGTCTTATAAGCTCCACAAAATAATTAGACATTTATTGGACCCCCTCCTCATCTGCATAAACAAACCCATCGATGTCAAAGTTGTCTATCGGCAGTGTTTGGCCATGAGTTTTGTAAAGCTCTTTGTAATGTCTAGGACCAAGAGGAACCAAGAACCAGTGCTTGTCACCGTCAAACAAAACGTCACCACTTGAAGTAGATCTTAACCCCATAACGTTACCAGTTTTTTTGTTCACCGGAAGATCAGCTGTAATCTTTATCAAGTCACTGTAATCTTCGTTAACAACTGTCTCGCCATCGTAGACAAACTCGGCCTCTCTTGACCAAGAACCATTTAAGTTCTGAGTTAGATGAAAAGCTTCTCCTATAGAATTGACATTGACCTCAGCAACCTTTACATAGCCCTGGGTATTGTCACCAAATTTTTTTGCGTGAAATACTGTAATCATTTATCCTCCTTTGTTAAAAATAAATTACCCACATACTTATTATACACATTTGTATACTTTTGTATATATTTATTTAGCCTTATTTATAGATGAATATTTATTTGCAAATCATTGTAAAGATGTATAAAATAACACCCAACATGAATGATAACGAAACAAATCTCAAAGGACGCAAAAGTCTTGCGGTAGATATTGATACCTATAAAATGCTGGAGGATATTTGCAGAACCGAGAGAAGAACCAAAATTGGCCAGCTTAGGCTGCTTATTGAGAGAGAACATAGTAAGATCAACGGTAGCGAATTACAGGCGGTTTGAACATGAGCTATAAAGACAGGAACCTCATTGTATTTAATGAGACTTCCTCTCTTGATATGGAGCCCTGCATCGGAGTATGCACTCTTACATATCTACCTCACAAACGCTGTCAGGGTTGCGGATTATCATACGAAGATATGTATGGCGATGATAAAAAAGAAATTAAATCCTGGATTAAAAAAACTGATGTTGAAAAAAAACTTGCAGTGATTGACGCTTGGACCGAGGGGTATTTCCCAAGACAGCGATTAGAGTATATCGCAGAAAAGAAAAACATCTCGCTCAATCAAGCACGAAAAATAATACAAGAGGAGATGATGAAAAATGCTAAACAAGTTATTTAACAAAACAAAACGAATACCTTCAACCTATCAAGAAAAACTACAACCGCAAGAAGTCATTGAACTTTACACAAGACTAACCCTGCATCAACAAGCAGCGATGATTAGACTTATGGCAAGAAACCTTGTTGTTAAAACTGACAATGAAGATTTATATGGTTATGAGTTAGACTTTGATGTCGTTGGCGCTATGATTGAAGCCAAGCCTTCAGGGTCAGACGACGTTGTCGAAACCTAGTCTTTGGGCTATCTCTCTATCTTTTTCATCCGGCAAAACACTGGGTGATAGAGCTAGCCCCAAGTCCGGCTCTGCAAACAAATCTGCTTCTACATCAGGTATATCTATTTGATTGAGCCTATCCTGTAACGCAGCAATATTTATTTGTGGCTCCTCAACTATCGGCGCTTGTGGCACTGGTTGAAATACTTTATCCATTATTTCTTGGCTACCTATAGACTGCATAAATCTGCCTTGATTGGTCTGTAATTTTTCAGCTGGAACCTCTGATTTAGACTCATGTATGTCAAGCGGCTCTACACTATCAGCTGTCAAGCCACTTACAACAGCTCTTACCTCTTCTCTTATGTCCGGATTAGCCTGGTATATTTGAAACAATCTTCTTGTATGTTGACCAAAACTTTGTGGATCGTATGCAGCTTTTTCTGCACCCTCAGTTAGCCAATCAACAAATTGTTTGTTTGTTAAAAGTTTTGCTGAAGCATAAGGCCCAACCAGTCCACCCAGTCCATATTCAAAACCTTCTGATCCTAAAAATCTTCCGCCAAGCAAATCACCAGTCAAAAGTCCTAGCGTTCCTAACGCATACCCTACTCTTGCAGTACCGGATGGATTAGCCATTTGTGCTGCTGACTTGCCAATTCTGTCAACAGTAAAGACAAGGTTGTCTAAAGAAGGAACCAAGTCTTGATATTCAGTTCCTTTGAATAAAGCTTCTTTGGCCTCTTTACTTAATTTGTTCCAATTAGTTAAAAATGTTTTTGGCGAAAATCCTTGTTCAGCAATATATTCAGCTCCATCTTTCAAAGCCTCCTCTCCTAGCTCTGCTGCGGTTGAAACTCCTGGAGTTGGTAATCCCATTCTACCAAGCATGTATCCTGATAAAACGCTAAACTCTTCCGGCTTAAGTTCACCTCTTAATTTAATTAAATCTTCACCACCATCTCGAGCACCACTGAGAACATACTTTAAAGCATTGGTTGATCTTACTTCACCCTTTTTGATTATTTCATCTATATATTTCATGCCACCAGCTTTTGCTGAATTTTCGCGCACAAACTTATTTGCAGACTTATACATCTTTAAAGCATTAGGATTTTCTGATCTAGCAACCAAAGCATCAAGATCTTTTGTAACATAGCCTACAAGCTCTTTTACTTTTCTTTGTGCACCTGAAAGAGCGCCCTGGCTTTCAGCCCTTCTTAGGTCATGCATTACTGAGGATCTAAAATCTTTTAGATTGTTATAACTTAACACACCCTCTTTTGCATCAGACAATACTTTTTCTGCTTGACGTAATGCTGTATGAAGCTCAGGTTTTCCGGTAGCTGTTTTAGATCTAGCTAAATATTTATTAACAAATTCAGTTGTGTGCTTTGCGTCAGAAACTAAATTATCAGGAATAAACTCGTTTACTTTGTTATACATACTTGTAACCTGGTTGTCGTATCTTACTCTTGCTGCTCTTGCAGAGTTCATTAATCTTTCAGCAGCTTCAGAGGATGTTCTTACACCGCCATATTGTTCGGCCAACTCTTTAGCAAAATTGTCAATCTGATTTATAGTTTGTGTTGCATTGTCATGCATAATTTTTGTTGAGGTCGGAGCTGCTGCTAACGCTGACTCAGCTAAATTTAAAACAGGGTTTGCAGTTACTTGTCCTGCTGTTGGATCTGTTATACCGGCTGACTCCATTCTTTGTTTTGCAATTTTTGCCTCAGGTGTTAAAGAACCAGTTGCATATCTGATAGGTTGTCCAGCAACATACTTAACGCCTTTTACTATTTTATTTATAACAGGTCCACCAGCTGCATTTATTGTAGCTGTTGTGCCAACATCAAATAAACGCTCCATACCAGTTCTGCTATCTTCAGTCTCGCCAAAGAAATCTAAAATACCTATGTATGCCTCTCTTGCAGCAGCACTTCCAGCTCCTTCTCCAGCAACTACGCCAGCTGTCACACCAACCGGACCAGCGGGTGCGCCGACAATACCACCGCCAATAGCACCACCAATAGCACCGACAGTTTCAGCTATTTCAGGACCCACATCTAATAAATCTCTACCTGTTGGAAAAGGTATTCCAAACAATCTAAAGTCTTCATCAAATAAAGTAAGCTGTCCTGTTGCTGGGTTTGTAAAAACGAAATTACCTCTACCAAATTTTGCAGATCCATTTTCAGGATCTAAAATCTCAACGGGTAATGCGTCCGGAAAATACTGTTGTAATGTTGCTAACCTATCTTCAGGTTTTTGGGCTGCGCCAACAGCTGCCCGAACATTTGCGGGTGCACCAGTTCTTGTATCAACTGAATTTACAATTCGCTCCTGGGCGATTTGATCTATCAATGCATCCTCATAATTTTCTGATGAAGGTTGTTCGCCTTCAATCATTGAAAGCAAAATATCGTTGTCTAGTTGTTTAAAACCATCATTCATAACAAGCCTCTCTCTTGTAGTTTTGCTTTGAGCTCAGGATCGGTTTTAGCTCTCTCTAACAATTCTTTAAGGGCATCCTCAGCAGTAGCAGAGCCACCAAATTTTTCAACTTCTTTTTTTGTTCTCTCATAAGCCTTACCCGCCTGGCCCTTCATCCCGGCATATGCATCTCTTCTTGCTTGTCTTTTAGCAAGCATGGTTCCTTCATCATCGCCAAACTCAGGAAAATAAGTTTTGTTAATCCAAACAATCTCACTGTCATTTATTACCGCACCAGTTTCTTGTCTAAGTTGAGCTGTTGAAAAATCTAATTTTGCTCTTTCGTATTGCTTATATTTTGGCGAGGACAGAAATCGTTCTATAGCATCGGGAACAAAAGGTAAATTATTCACTGCTATATCATAAACATTAACAGGGTTAAATCCGCTATCCTCCAACTCTTCTAACTGACGCAATGCATTCTCCATTCGAATAGCAAAGTTTGCTTGCCTTTTTTGTCCCTCAGTAAGAGGATCTTTTACTTTTTCAGTTCCAGGCAAAATTTCTGAAACTACTGCTGTAGTAGGCTCAGTCGCTGCAATCTCTTTTTCATCTATTTTTCTAAACGGCATAATTATTCAAAAACTCCTTGGTTGCCCTCAGCATCTACATAAACCGGTAATCCAGTCTTTGGATCAGTTTTTCCTGTATAAGTATAAATGACTCCGTTTTCTTCTACGGTTGATGGTATCGTTCCAACATTAGAGCCTCTCTTTTGTAGGATACCTTTTATGTCTATGCCAGGCTGCTGAACTTGTACAGTTCCTTGTTCGGTCTGTTGTAAAGTCACTTTTGGCTGTTCTGCTACAGCGACAGCTAACTCATACTCGGGTGTGTTTTTAAGATTAGGATTTTCTTCTGCTCTTAAAATAAAATTTAAAGCTGAAGCCAAAGTGCTTGTACCTTGGAACAGGCCGCCTTGTTCAATAGCTTGGTCAAACTGCATTTCTAAAATTTCTTTGGAAGTCTCAAGCTCTGCCTGCTTTTGTGCTTGTAATTGTTGATAAGCAAGCATGGCTAGCTCTTGTCGCATTTTATCAGCGTCTGCTTTTCTTTTATTTACTTTGTCCGCAAAAGCATTGAAGCCCTGGGCTAATCCAAGACCTATAGAGGCCGGCCTGCCGCTTGCTGCTTGAGCAGATAAGCCAGCAGATAAAGAACTAGCTAATTCAAATATACTTGGTTTTTGATATTGAGGAAATAAAAAAGATAGCTCTTGCATTTGTGCTGCAATGTCATCTTGAGTAATAGGTGATTTTTGTAAGCCGCTATATAAAGCAATAATATCGTCCGCGCTTATTTCTGCTGTTCCACCATCTTGAAAAGCATCTATTTCTTCAGGTATCTGCGCTCTACCGATAGCCATAACTGCCTCCGAACAAACTACCTAATCCACCGAACACACCGAGTCCAGCTGCTAGTCCTGTTTGCAAGGGGCTAGGTGGAGGCGCATATTGGATTTGAGAGGTAAATCCACCACCCATTGGTACCGACTGGATGAAAGGCAACAGCGCTTGATATTGTGCGAGGGGTGCTTGTTGTGCTTGTAACAATGCTTCTCTCTGAGCATCTAGTCTCGCTTGATCAAGTGCTTGTTGTTGGCCTCCTATACCTAGCAACATGTTGACATCAGCAGCTTGCGATCCTTGTAATTGTTGACCTAATCCAGCTAAGGCACCAGCCCCTCCAAATAGGCCTGCTTGTTCTGCTCCGCCAAAACCAGCTAAAGCTTGGGCATATCTTTCTCCAGCCCCCAACCTTTGTTGTGCACCTCTTGCTAAAAACTCTGCTAAATTTTGTTGTGCGGCAAATCTCTGTTGCTCGCCTCCTCTTAAAAAATCTGCCAAGCTTGTTTGTGCACCCAATCTTTGTCCCAATAATCCAGCAATACCACTTGCAGCAAGTCTCTCTGCTTCTTTTTGTCTTGCAAATTCTTCCAATCCTAATTCTTGAGCTCTACCAAATCCTTGTGCTCTAATTCCACCTATTGCTCTAGTTAAACCTTCTCCCAAAGCTCTAGCTCTTTCCTCAGCTCCTAACCTTGCCCTAGAGCCAAACGCAGACTCGCCGCCTCTAGCTATATCTCCAGCACGAGCTGCAATATCTGCTTGAGCACCTTGTTCGACAATATCGCCTATGGTTTTTTGTATGACCGCCTCTTCAAACGGATTGTAAAATTGTTCAGTAAGTGAGGGGTCATATTCGCCCACGGTGCCTCTGACTAAATCAATTGCCTCACGCAAAGATCTACCAAAACCGCCAACATCTCTTTGCAGTCCCGACTCAATATCTTCTAAACCTCTACCAAAACCGCGAACATCTCTTCCTAGTCTTGACTCAATACCACTCAATGCGGGATCAAAAGATCCAAAGGCGCCGCCATAAATATCTCTTGCTTGACCCAAGCCTCCAATAAGCGATCCTATTCCTTGCCCATATAATTGTTCTGCTTGTTGTAGGTAGGGCATATACGACCCGACTCCAGCTCCTGCTAAATTGAAAGCTTGTTGCTGGAACGGACTAAAGCCTGCAATTTCTCGCGGTATTACAATTGGGTTTCCTTCAGCATCAAAGAATGTTCTCTCAGCTGCTTGCATGGCGCCAGGAATAAATCCACCCTGACCACCAACACCAAATAACATTTGTTGAATTATGGGATCCATCCCCTGCAATGTGGTTACAGCTCCAGTTGCGTAAGGAGCTCCGCCTTCTTGCATTTCTATAACTTCTTTTTTAACTTCTTGGTCTTGCATAATTACTAAATAAGTCCATCATTTCATACATAAGATTAGTGCCTCTTTCGCGATCCTCTTCAGCAGAAGGAATTAAAGAAACAATCCCACCGTCGTTTTTTTCTAATTTAAAAGAACCAGCTCCTCTCACGGCTTGGCCCGTCATAACAAATTCTCCATCAGATAGCATAGCCGGTATATCATCACTTTTTTCTGTTCCAGGGCCGCCTATATATCCATTCATTCTTGGAAACTCTGCGGGAGCAACATTGCCGCCCTCTGCGTAACCCACTGGTTTTCCACCGCTTAACTCAGGAAAAGTGCCAGCTGGTAATAAACCAAACTCTACTGGGTCCGGAGCTTCTTGCCCCATTCTTCTAGCAATCTCTGCTTCTATATTATATCTTCCTGTTGGACCCATTGTGACTGAAGGTGTTAATGGCACACCACGATCTCTTTCAGCTTCATCTGCTGCAAGTTTACCAATAGCGTATGCAGCTGCTCCTATACCTCCGAGTTTTAAAATATCTCCAAGGCCACCGCCGCCACCGCCTAAACCGCCAAGCAGTCCACCGATACCTGAGCCGGCCATTTGTCCAAAGCCACCGCCCATACCAGTCATGCCGCCCATACCTCCCATACCTCCCATTCCTGGGATCATACCGCCAGCTCCTCCAGCAGCTATCGACTGTAATTGTTCTAAGGTATATTGGTTTCCAGCTCTATCTTGATACACTCCTGGTGCAATTTCTTGTACACCACCAGCCAAACCTTCAGTTCCAAATAAAGCTCCTTGAAGGCCTTGTGTATAACCTGTAATCATAGAGCCAGCTCTTGACATCAGCCCAGCATATTGATCTGCTGAAAGAACCTCTCCGGTTATTTTGTTAACAAAACTACCGTCAGCATTTTCAACGTAATCTGCTGGATTTTGTGATTTAAAAATGCCGCCAATTGTGCCAAGCGGGTCTTGAAACAAAGAACCTATGCCGCCTTGAAGAGCACCAGGAATATCTTTAAATGCTTGGCCTAGACCGCCAAAAAAAGTTCCTGACTGCCCCATTCCTTTCAAGGCGTTAAAGCTGTCACCAATACTAGGGCCAGTTCTTAATGGTCCTGCAACACTTAATAATGCTAATGGATTAGCGTCACCCTTTGCCACATCAACTACTGTTTTACCTTTCGTATAAAGAGCAGCAATGGGCTGCCAAGGCCCTGGAATAAATTGTGCAACTGGTGCAACTTTTTTTACAACCTTTTTAATTGATTTAAAAACTTTTTTGAAAAACCCAAATTCTTCTAAACCTGTTTGTGGATTTAAAGAAGCAATACCAGCACCTACAACTCTTGAAGCTGGATCTATGTCAAATTTTTCAAATTTAGTTTCTAAAAAACTTTCTATCTCAGGATCTTCCAACATCATAGTTGGTGGCACTATTACATCGCCAATCTCAGCATGCACTAATTGTGTGTCAGGTCCTCTACCACTCAAAGCTAATTCCTGAGCTTGAGCAGCCATTGGAGCTGATCCGATAGCGCCAAGTCTTTCCAGCTCTAAAAGCTCTTCTTCCGACATTTGGTTTATATCGAGCGGAACATCGCCATAGTCAGCAGCTATTGCTTCAATAACTGGATCTCCGCCTTCTTGCATATTGATTGTGTTCTTATACATCATGGTGTGTTTACTGTAATATTTCCTAATCCTACAACAGCTCCCAAACCAGTTAAATAAGTTCGGTGAGCGTATAAATCTCTAAACTCAGTGCCATCAAAAGCTTGATGGATTTCACGAGTGCTGTTAAATATTATAGCACCAGTTGCAAAACCAAGTGTTGTAATATCGCTATCTGTATAATGTTTGACTGTATCCGGGTCAAACATACCTAGGTTTATTTCTAATATTCTGACTAACCTATTGAATGTATCGGCATCTACTTTATCGCCTTGAGCAATTGGAAGCCTTGTTTCAAGCAGCTTTCCCACTATCTTCTACCTGATTGAATTAAATCTAACCTCGTGTTTCCTAACCTAAATTTAAAATCCTTTTGATTGTCACCTGTATTATCGTCATCAGTTTCAAACCGCAAAACAAACTGTCTGCCACGAGATCTTACAAAAGCTTGTTTGCTTGTCGGAGTTATTTGCGATGTAGAGTTTGTTGTTAAAGTTTGATTACTAAAATCTCTTGTTTTCAAAACTATATTGACACCAGGAGAATTATTAGCGTTACCTGTAAAAGATATATCAGGTAAAACTCTTTTGATAAAAGTAAAACTTTCACCATTACCGATTTCTAAATCTGCTGACTCAACAAAGACATCAGTCATAGGGTTTGTATCATCGTTAAATCCTGACTCGTGATTATATAAAACACTTGATCCATTTGCTGTTGCTGTTGCTTGAGGAGTGTTTTCTATACCAGCGTCAAGCCAAGCATAACGCACAAGTTTTCCGACGCTCCATAAATTTTCCTGATAATTATATATAACGTATCGCGATACTTCTCTTGTTCCATCTTCTATGGAGGGATAAAAGAACCACACTTCACCAAATTCTGCATTAAGGCCCGCATGTACTTTAAAAGCTTGTGTTAAGTCAAGATCAGAAAAAACAAAATCTTGAACAGTACACGGAAGTTTTTGCACCGAACCGTTGTAAACATAAAAAGAATTTTTGTCCATAAAGAACACCCCTGATGGCGCAGTAATAGCTGCCTTTGGTCCTACCAAACCGGTGTTCTCATTAACTAGGTTCATCCCAAAAACAAGAGGCGGACCAATAAACTGCATAGAATACAAAGATGTGTCTGTCCAAATTAATATTTCTTGCCTTGATTTTGTAGCGCCGATTATTTGTGATCCGGCAGACAAACGTAAAGATCCAGCTGTATTTTGTAAAGTTGGCTCAAAGTCAAGCTCATTTTCTTGATCCGAAAAAGCAACCAACATAGGATCGATTACACCAGTTCTTGAGCCTCCTGATATTGGATCTGCTCCTAATACAATCAAGTGCCTATCTACTTCTGAAACAATTACACCCAACCCTACAGTTGGAACTAAGTTTGCTCCAGTTCTTCCGGATAATTCTACTGCTCTTGTAGAAGTTCCGTCATTTTCAATCCACTCAAATATACCAGCGCCTCTTGCATTTATAATTAAGTTTTCTCCAAAATTATCATGTGTCCAAGTTCTTAGCTGATTGGTTGCATCAAGCACGGTAACAGAACCATAACTTGAGGCGCCCCACAAACCAATACCCCAGCCCGTTGTTTGTACATAATCATTCAGCCCGACATTAATTTGATAAGTGCCGACAGTGCTCGATCCGCCATTAGCCGTATCAGAGGCGTTTGCAGTGACAGTAGCACCTGAGCTATCTTTAGCTGTAATGTTGTATGAATTTGCGTCAACAATTTTATCAATTTGATATTCCTGATTAAGTACACTAGCTGTTATATTTCCGCCTAGTGTGGTTGCTCCACTAAAAGTGACTGAGTCGTTTGCTACTGCACCATGCGATGTATCTGAAACAACAATAGTCGAAGATCCGTTGGTTGCGGCGAAAGTTACATCGCCAGCACCTGTCGTTAGCCTTATAGGTGTTATGTCAAAAAAAGAACCGCCTGTATTGATATAGTATTTAAGCTCAGACCCAATACCCAAAAGCCTGGTGCCTCCTAACGACAACCATTCATGTAAAGCCCTACTAGTTCCTAAATAAGTGTTTTCTGAACTGTTTATCCAGCCGCCTATTTTTTCTACACGACTTTTTCTAAATCTAATTAAATTAGAGTCAACCCATCCTCCACTATTAGCGAGATCGGTTTCTTCTTTATTAATACCAGGGTTAAAATTAAAACTTTGTAAAGCCATATTATCTAAAATTTATAAAACTAAGTTTACCATAATGGTGCTTAGTTCAATTATAGATATGATTAGGCTAATCTAATAATTGCGCCTGTAGCTGTTGGGCTAGGAAATACAATCGTAAAGTCACCAGCAGTGGATGTTTTTTGTCCACCAAAACTAATCGCTGCTATCGCCGGATCACCAGTAGCCGTGTCATTAAAAAGCAAACAACCGCTTGCGGTTATTGTGGCTGAGGAAAAAGTCTCATCAGCAAAATCACATACAGCTGTAGTTCCACTTGCTACAGGAGTAACATTAGTTAGCGCTTGCCCTTTGGCCGTATAACCAGTGCCGGTAATTTCTCCAGTGGTTGTATATGCAGTAGTGCTTGCCCCCAAAGAAGCGGTAGCGCCAGCATACAAAGCAACGTTAATTGTATTTGCACCATTACTTAAGTTGTGAACGCCTTTTAAAAGCTCAACCTTGAAACTTGTGCATATTGCTGATGTTATTGCCATTTATAACTCCTTCATTATTTTAGCTAAATCTTCGTGTCCTTGCTGTTTTAATTTGTGTGACATAGTTAGTCTATGTGAACGCAAAGCACTTTTAATATTGCTTAATATAATAACATAAATATTTTTTTTGAATGCCTCAGCTTGTTGTTTTATGTGTGGAGCTGCGTTTTCTGATATGCCACAAATTCTGTTTGTAGCTTGTTCCGCCCAAAATTCAGGGTCATGTCCTTTATTGTTTGTAGTATGCACCTGGACGCTGCCAAGATCCATTAAGTTGTCTTCGGTAAGTTTCATCCTTTTGAAGGCTCCGGTGGTTTTACATCTCCTGGTACATTTATGACTTGATCTAATTTTGCTTTTTGGAAATCAGAGTTCTTTGATATAACCCATTTACCTTTATTTATATATGCGACCACTGGATCATTTAATCTATGATAACCATATAGCCTCTCCCTATAATCAACGTTTGAGTCTAATAAAGATGATTTATGACTAGCCCCTATTTCAATACCGTCGCTTATACACTTTGCCAACCAAAACTCAACACAAGCTCTGCCAGCCTCAGCAAAATGTAAATTACCCGCGTATGAAAAATCTATACCAAAAATATCTAATTTAGCAACTTGGTTCCAGTGTGCAAAAGCTACAGCATAAGCCACAGTGTTATTCAAATAAGCGCACTTAGAATAATTTATAACTTCCTCGAGAGGATACAAAACAGCGTTTGGAACCCTTGCATCTAATTCGCATGTATATACTGGGACATCTAATTTTGGCAGTAGTTTACGCATTACATCAGTCTGCATCCCCGCATCTTCAGTATCAAAAAACCTTGAGGCAGGATCAAGCATAAAAACTCTATCGCATTTGTAAGTTGAAGCAGTTGAGTTGATACCCCAAGTTTCATCATACTCAATGCTATTTTGAAGAGATACTGCGTAATCTACCTGAGATCCGCCCATACCTATAAGGGCAATCTTTTTGCCTTTAAGACTTTTTAATTGTTTCATTAACTAACATCTATCCTCAAACTATCGTATCTATATTCATCTCTCTGTAATCGTCCTTCAGAGAGGTTCTTAGCTCTCATTATAGCTTCTTTGAAACGGTTTTCAAAATTTGCTACAACGTCAGGTGTTTCTTTTAAAAAGATAGCACCTTCAGCCAAACATCCATACAACAGAGCATCCGAATACTCAGTGGATAAATAAGTGGTCCCACTATCAGAACCAGCAGTTAATGAAGTTGGTTTTGCAAGATAATGCAGTTCAACCGTGTAGTTAGAGTCAGGCTTTGGGCCTAACTCAAAAGTATTTTCATCGAATTGTGAATAATACCTTGGCCTTCCATTTGTAGAAGTATTAGTCACAAATTGTTTTATAAAAGATGGGTGTTTTAATTCCAAGTAATGATAAGTTGTGCCATCTATTACAGCCAAAGAAAAAGCAGCGTTGTAATCAGAGGGTGTAGATAAAAACCTATTATTTGTTTCAGCCGTGCCCTGTACATTTTTTCTTTGATCAGGAAGTTGTACAAGTTTAAAAATTCTTTCTTCTGACTCTTTTATTATATTATCAAGATTATTTACAAAGGTTGTTTCACTTGACTCCAAGTAATCTTGAATTGCAGTTTTTAATGTGCTTAGTGTAAAACTCATGTTGTTATTATAACCGAACCTACTTCGCTAGTTATTTCGTAAGTATCTAAAAGAGTTGGTATAAGACCATCTCCAAAATTAGTAATTACTTGAAAAGACGTGTTGTCATCTTTTTCTTGTGGCCTTGGATTTTTTAAAGCTTGAGGGTCGACAACATTTCGCACTGGCGTCAATTGTGGATGTTTTGCATCCCATTGATCAGGTCCAACCAATAAACCATCCCAGGTTTTTTTCATGTCTTTCAGCCTATATCTGAAGCCAGTAATATCGCATATACCATAGGCTTTTGAGCCTTTTGCGTAACTTGTCATTATGGACTGTTATATTGTGTAAGGTCAGGACTAATTCGAAAAGAAGCTCTTTCCTCGTCCTGGCTCATGGCCCTATTAAACTCTTCTTCATAAATTTGTTTCAATATGGCTGTTCTATCAGGCGCCTTCTTTAATGATATGTGATACGCAAGACCAGCTGCTAAACAGGGATAAAACCTAAAAGGCATTTCAAGAGTATTGGTTGCTTCGTCTGCATCATCCATTCTTGACAATACATTTAGATATACCGTGTATTCGCTAGATTTGTCAGGAGCAGGATAAACTGTAATTGTTGGGCTTAGTGCCTTGTCAACAAAATATTGATTTGGTTTTCCAGTTGAGGCTTTATCGGGAACTTGCGAATATTCTGCGCGACTTATTCTTGTTAAAGGTAAATCGACCACTGAGTTATTTACAGTTTGTCTTATGTATGCGTCCAATACATCAATAGTTGCCGTAGAGTTTGTTGTGTCTATTGTGTAAGCAGTGGTGTCTTTTACCATTGCTATACTTTTTTCAACAACAGTCCACTGATTAAGCCCACGATTAGCCCATTCAGCTAAAAGTAAATTCAAACTTCTTGTAGCGGTTTTTAAATCATAACCAGTTCTAAGTTCAAGACCGCACCTTTCAAAAGCTTCTTCAATAAACTCAACTACATCAGGCTCAAAATTTTTGCTATTGGAGACAGCCATTTATTTATTTGCCGTAAAGACCTTTGCCTTTGTTTTTAGATGGGCTCATGCTAAAACCAAATTTAAGAGCTTTTTTAGACATAGCTCCGCCGCTCATCATTTTTTTGACGCCAGCTCTACCGCCGCCCATCATTTTCTTCACACCTGATCTGCCTCCTGGAACACCGCCAGCGTTCATTTTCTTCATGCCTGATCTACCGCCAGCAGCCATTTTCTTCATACCTGATCTTCCGCCAGGCATACCACCAGCAGCCATTTTCTTCATACCAGCTCTACCGCCTTTTTTGTTTTTTTGTTTCATTTTGTAAATGCCTCCGTTTTTCAACAAATTCGTAAAAAGTTTCTTTATCCCAATATTTATAATAGCCTTTTTCTTCTAACTCTTTTGAAGCAATATTGAGCTTATCAAGAGCTTGAATAAAAACCATCAAATATGGTTCATCATAAATAGGTTCAAAGTCACTATCTACTATAGTTCCCTTGCTATCATGCTCAATGTGAAAACCCATGGCCCATAAATTTTGTCTGACCAAAAAATGATTGAGAACCTGAATTCTAGCATCAAAAACTTCACAAGAAGTTTCAAGGTTAAAATCACAATAAATTAAAACATCATTCTTTTTGAAATCTGTTTGATATATGTGATCAACCAGGTCATCCCAATCTTCTTCACATCCGCTTTCTATTATAACTCTTTTTTGTTGCCAGGCTTTTTTTGCATAAGGACATACGGGCAAACCGTTGCAAAGTAAGGTTTTTTTCTCTATTACAGCTTTGGACCAAGCTCTTAATTCGCGGTTTAGTTCTTGTTGTTTTAATATCTTTACATACTTCACTTTGATGTAAAGGTCTTTACATTAGTTGGTTTTCCACCAACACCTTGTTTCACTGACCTCTTTCTCCTTACTGCTGATTTTATCTGAGATTTGGTCATTCTGCTAGCTTTAGCAGCAGGCACACATTTTGGATAGCCTCTTTTTGATTTTTTTGCACCAGGTCTTCCGCATTTTTTAAAGCCGCCACCTTTTTTTGGAGCCGATATATCAACCCAATTTTCATTAAACCATTTAGTAAGGCCACCTTTGGTTTTGGCCATTATGAAATCCTTGTTTTTTTCCTTTTAGAATTAAGCATAGATCCGCAACCTCTACCCTGAACCATTACAGCGCCACCATTTTTCATGTAGCCCATTTTGTTTCTGACTCTTGTCGGAAGCTTGCTAAGACCTTTATTTCCTTTAGGAATTGGCTTTAAATTTTTTTTCACGGCTCCTCCGCTTGCTTTTGAACCCTTGTATTTACCACCCATTTTTTTGTATTCCTTAACCATGTAAGCGTTTGCATAAGCTGATGGGTAAACATCAAACTTTGCTTTTGCTTTACTTTTTGCTTTTTTATACAAACTTGGGTTTGCAACATTTTTTGGTATATTATCTGCCATAATTTATTTTATCACTTTTTTACTGTCCATATTTCTACAAGTTCCTTTATACCCTTCATTGATATAGGTTGCAACTTTATTAAAGGCATGTTTGTTGCTTGTGCGGTGTTTTTAGCTATTACTATATTTTTGCCAACATCCTTGCAACTACTTTCGCATCTTGCAGCAAGATTAACGTCTGAGCCAATAGCAGTATAATCAAAACGTGTATCGCTTCCCATATTACCTATTATCGCTTCTCCTGAGTTTATGCCTATACCTATCTCTATCCCTAGATCGGCTTTCTCCATATCTTCCTGTATTTTTAATGCTGCTGCTATGGCTCTATTCTCATGTTCAGGCAAATCTATAGGTGCCGAAAAAATTCCCATGCAGGCATCTCCAATAAATTTATCAATCATGCCGCCATTTTGCTGTATAGCATTTACTTGGATCGTTAATGCCTTGTTCATAATCTTAGTGACTTCTTCAGGCTCTAGTCTTTCTGACAAGGATGTAAAACCACGCACATCGGTAAATAGAAAGGTGCAATACTTTCTCTCACCACCTAGTTTCAAAAGTTCAGGATTATCTTGTAATTGTTTGACTTGTCTTGGATCAAGGTAATGTTCAAACTGTTTTTTGATCTCTCGACGTAATTTATATTGTTTTTGGAAGTTTATATAGTATGCAATGGTCGAAACTAGTATTTCAGATACAAAAGTCCATGAAAAATCCAATAAAATACCTTTTTGAACGCTAAAAGCTCCTGAGAGGCCCGTGGTGAAGAGCAAAATTGCAACGAGACCTAAACCCTTCCCTATGCTAAGAAAATTGATTGTGAGCCAAACTGAAGCGACAAAAATTCCCAAAATCAATAATTCTGCCAATAAATGCCAATCAGGTATGTATGGGCTGTCTGCTATTAAAATTGACTCAGCTAAAGCCGCTTGTATTTTATGTGCCTCTAACAATCCGACCGGAGTTGCAACTTTTGGATATACTCCTTTTGCTGTTACGCCTACAAAAACAAATTTATCCTGGACATTCATTTCGCTTAAAGTTGTTTGTGGTGTATCGACCCAGCTAATCCATTTGCGGCCATAACTATCTGTTTTAACTGGAGGTATTCCTCTTATTGATATTTCTGATATACCATTATCATTAGTTTTTATAATATAAGTTTGCACACCAAATATAGCTTTATATACTTGTGTGCCAAAACTTGGAACCCAGCCATCAGGCGTTTTATATAACAAAGGGATTTGTCTCAGTAAGCTATCGACATCAACAGGAGCTGACACAACACCCTGTTCAGTTGACGCAGCAATTTTTGGTATGTTTGGAAGGTGTCCTTGTAAATTTATGCCTGGAACATCTTTACCTAAAACCACTGTTCCTGTTGGTGTTGGATATTCCTGGTTTGCATATTCAAAGGTAGCAACAACGGCCGGCGGGTTGTTTTTAAGAATTGTCGCAAACTTATCATCACCGCCAAACCTATCTTCATCTACAAAACTTAATACCCAACCTACGCCTATTGCTCCATTTTGCAAAAGTTGTTCATGTATTTCTGCTAGCCTGTTTCGCGGCAAGGGCCAACCGCCTTCAGATTGTATAAGCTCTTCTGTTAAATTTAAAACAACAAAATTTCCTGAGGGCGCTGGTTGTTCTATTAAGTAGTCAAATATTTTTAGTTTTAAAACCTGTAAAGGAAAAATTTGTAAAACAAGCGGTATGGCTAAACAAACATAAAGTAAAAAAGGCAGCGCAAATTTTTTCACGAGCCTTGTTTAATTGTTATTGTTGAAGAGGATCCGGAGTTAATTTGAATTATTTTAGAGACACCATCTTGTATAAAAATTACAGTGTACGCTCCATCGCCATCAACATTTACCTCAGCATAGTGTTGTACATTTCTTATAAGTTTTACATTGCCTCCTTGTAGTATGGTGGTTATCTGCGTGTCTAAGTCTTGACCCAGTTGCGTCCCCGTTATGTTTATAGATCCTACCATTTGAGATAATTCGTCTTGTTCTTCTTGACTGTCAAGAGCGTCAATAGCATCTAACAAGTCTTCGAGAAAATCGCTTGCTAATAAATCAATGTCAAGCTCAGAAAAATTTATTGACTCGTCTTCAGCAAGTAAATCCTCATCTAAAAAATCAACTTCAAGATCTGCAAAATCAAGATAATTATTTTGTTGTTGTATTTGTTGCTCCTGAACTTCTTCTATTTTTTTTGGTGGAGATACAATGAGCATGTTATCTATAAAGTCCAGGGTCAAATCTAACGTAACTGGTTTTGACGGGTTTTGCTCATAAACCGTTGTTGTGGTTGCCTGATAAGGTTTATTAAGAACCACTTGACCAGTTGCGGTGGACACAACAATTTCTCCACTAGCTTTACCATCAAGACCTGGTAAAAGTATTATAAGACTGGCCCCAGTTTCTTCGACAACCGTGCAAGTAAAATCGGTTCCTCTTATAGCTATATCAGCGGTTGGTGTTTTTAAAGATATATTTTCTTTGTCAAGTTTGTTTATATTGCCGCTTACAAAACGAATAGTCCCGCTAGCAAACTTAAGAGCCATTTTACTCTTTGTTGGGTTTGGGTCGTATATATATTCATCTATAAGCAATTGTGAATTTTCGGTTAATCTAACTATAGACTCGTCCAAAAATGTTATTGCTATTCGACCTTTTCTTGTTCTTACATCATCGTAAGAATTTATGTCAAAATCTAAAACAGCCGGATACGGTTGATCTCTTAAGATTTGACCGTATCCTTTAAGCTCTGTAATGTCGCCTATATTGTCAGCATGAAGTGGTAGTACCACCATCATTTTGCACAATACAAATCGTAGAATTGCTCGCATTTGTTGTAAGTGATAACCAATCTTTTGCTAGTGTTGAAGATTGTGTTATATCAATAGTGTTTGAGCTACCATCTAAATCCAAATTAAAATAACCTGAGTCGCTTGAGGTTGTGCCTGCGTATCCGCTACCTGCAAAATTGATAGTGTTGCTATCACCGAAAATATCTAATATATTTGTAGCATTTTCATAATCAATATCAAAATTTAATGTATTGCTGTCACCATCAATAATCCAGTCAAGATCTAAATAGGAAGCATTGTTTGCTTCAGCTATTTCAATATCAAAAGTGTTAAGTCCTCCAGTGACTTCTATATCTAGGTCAGCATAATCTGCTGCATAAACATCATTGCTATTTAGTAAAATATCAAAAGTGTTACCGTCACCTTGAAAATCAAACAATCCATTTATGTAATCTGAATTGATACCGTCTGATCTAAAAATATTATTAGAACCTATTTGGTTTATTTCGAGCGTCATGTTTAATCCGTCAAGCGAAAGAGCAGTCATTGTGTTTGATACAGCTGAAGTCCCTCCAATTAAGTTTGACGATCCGAGCTGTTCTAAATTTATAGTCGCGTTAGATCCACTTTGATCTACATATATTTCGTTATCAGCTACAGCTGAAAGCGATAAAAAAGTTAAAAGTAATTTTTTCAATTATTCCTCCGTAAATTCCCAAAAACCTTTTTTTTGTCCTTGGTAAATAATATCAACCACCGCAGTTTCTATGGCTGCTTGTAAAGCTATAGATTTACTTTCATTCATTACATTTCCACTTTCAAGCTCTACGAGCTGAGTTGAGTCTGCAACAAACCTAAAAAAATCATTAGATAAGCCAACTGATAAAATGGTTTTACTAGAGAGATTTTCCATTAAAATTTCTCCAGTGCTTACAGATACTATTCTAACAGAAATAGTAACAGAGTCCTCTCGGTATTGTTTTGAGTTGCCAATCCCTAACGTCCTGGCTCCCAAACCGCCGCTGAGAAGATTTGTATTATAGTCGACGACACCGCCTTCGAAAATAAGGCCAGCAAACAGTAGTGGCATTTGTTCAGTAGACTCATTAAATTTTTCTCGTGTAGATCTTATTATTTGTCTTTCACGAGTAACATGATCTATGCCACCTCTTTCAACAACTCTAAAAAATTTGCTTTGCTTAATAGCTCTAATCAAATAAGTTTCGGGAGCTTGTGTTATTGCTGTTGAAAAAGAAGCTACGTTATCTGCGCTTTTTCTTTGTCCTGTAAGATCGCCAAATTTATAAACAGCGACAACAGGCTTTTGTTTTGCAGTGGGTACATTTTTAATTGCTGAAGTAACCGGCTCGTTTATAAAAGCATTTTTTGAAAA